TACATTGGTCTAAGATATATTTAGAGTGTTCTAATTGTAAGTGAGTTGCCAAACCAACAGTGATGTGAAAACCAAAGTAAGGGTTAGGATCTAATCCAATAACACTTCTAATGTTTCTAGCGTCATTACTATCAGCTCCAATCCACCAGTGACCTTTGTGATTAGCACGAATTAAAGCAGGATCATATTTTACAGTGATTTCTTTACCGTGAAATAACTGACGAGCTTGAGCATATAATTCATCAGACTCAAATCTATCGTTTATGATAGTTAAGTGAGTTCCTCTTAAAGGTTTGTTTAGTTTTAAGTTGAATCTTTTTTCTAAGAACCAAGAGTAGTAAGCATAAAGTTCACAGTCAAATCTAACCATAGCAGTTCTCTTCCAAGAAGACTGTGCTAAGTGCTTCTTGGTGACGTTAACTGGGTCGAATTCTAATATGCCTTTCATTTCTAACATGGAACAAAGATACAAATAAAAATTTATATATACAATAAATAATTAGGTATATGATACTAATAACACTTATATTAACAAATTTGATTTGGGTTGGTTACGCACTAACAGAAGGAGTAAGAGAAGGTTTCTACTGGCACTATGAAAATAACAGTAGAAGAGTATGTGATTTTGATATAAATCCTATCTTTAACCTACAAAGAGTTTTAGTTATGTTAATAACTGGTGGTTTCATGGTACACACACTTGGTTGGTTTTCACTACTTTGTTTGGCTTGTATATTCTTAATGTTTAATTTCTTTCACAATGGAACTTATTACTATACAAGAAATAAATTAGATGGAAGATCTTATCCAAAAAGATGGAAAGATGAGTCTAAAACATTTCCAAGATTCACACCACTAACTACATACAGTAAAAGAACATTAGGTATGGTAATTGGAGTTTTAGCTCAAATATTTATATACCTATTTTTATTATAAAAATTAAATAAAATTATGAAAGATTCAGAATTAATCAAGAATTCCAGTTTATCTCAAGAAGAAATAAACATGTTAAGAGAAAAGTTTTTACACGAATACTCTAAAAACAAAGGTTGGAATCCAAATGAATTATCAACTAATCAAATGTTAGAGATAGTTTCTCAAAAACAATATAAAGCACCTGGTTTAATATTAGGATAACAAAAAAGAGAACTTTAAGTTCTCTTTTTTTATTTAGAATACTAAATGACTAATATCATTTCTCAATTTCTCTTTAATCTTATTCAAAGGAACTGAACACAATTCAGATATCACATCCATAAAATCTGTACGAGAGCCAACAAAGTCATAACAATTTGTTTCATTTTGAGCATAACACTTATGACCATTCCAGGTAATACCATACATATCACCATAACCATTATTTGTTAAATAATTTCTGATTAATTCAGTTTCTTTTTTTATCAAATCAGTAGCAATATACATTTTCTTTGTTTTACCATTTACCGAAAAGTAAGAATAGTATTCTTCTGAATAAACTTCATCATCTGTTGAAAATTCTAAATCATCATCATCATCATCTTCATTTGAAATATCATATGGATTTCTTTCAACAGGAAGTGATTCCCAATCAATTAAACAAACAGCTTTACAAAGTCTTTGTAGAAACTCAATATCTTGATACTCACCGGTTGTATGTTCATACATATAACCAACTGAAATATTAGTACACTCTGGTACGATATCCATAAATTGGGCAGAGTCTGTTAAAACACCCGTATCATCTGGTTCAAGTTTTAATCTTTGACCGGTTCCATTTAATCTAAAAGATAATTCATCAGCAAATTCATCAGAACAACAACGACCATACCATTGATGTGTAATAACAGATCCGGTACTTCTTCTATCAAAAGAAACAACTTTAGAAATAGTATAACTGAATTCACTATTTACCCAATTTTGAGCTAATTTACTAGAACCAACACAACCAACTTCCTCGCCAATAAAGAAATAATAAAGACCTGGAACTTTATTCTCAATCATATTAAGAATAACAACCATTCCTGCTTTATCATCGGCTCCTAAAATAGAAGAACCGTCAGTCTTAATTATATTTTGTGTTTGAACATGATTTACTTTTACTTGTTTAGAACAAGCAGTATCTAAATGACAAGTAAACATTGTTGTAGGATCCTCACCAATTAGGTAGTAAAAATTACCATAGGCATCTTTTTTAGTACCTTCCGGAAGATATGATTTTAAAAATCCCTCTGTGCCGTGTGGATAAGTGTATTTCGTAAGTTGTAAAAACTTTCTGCGTATTCTCATGAATGTATAATTATATTTATTATACAAATATAAACAACTTATTAACAATTACAAAATTATTCATCATTTTTATTGAAAATATCGTCAATTTTTTTATTACGAATGTAAGATTTTGATAAATTTTCTAAGTTTGAAGTCCATCCAGATATTTTATCAGTTATTGAGTATTCACTGTGATATAATTCTCTAGATTCAATTTTAACATGATAATCATTAACATCCTCAGATGATTTATAATGATACTCTTTGGCTAATATTATATAATCAATATTTAATTTATCAATAACTTGTTTATATTCTATTATTGAAGAAACACTCAAATGCCAAAAATCGAATACTAATAAATCAACTCTAAATAGATTACCTTTATTATTTAATACTTCTGTAAAATCTTCAATATTATTGAAGTTTATTTTAGGTTCCATTAAATATTTAAGTGTAGTAGCAGTAGAGTTTGAACTTCTTGGTTTACAAAATAAGACCGGATTTCTACCCTCCATATCTAAGAAGTCAACTATTTTCTTAACAGCATAAGAAACGTCTGAAGGATTTCCGGTAATATAATTACACCTTTTTATTTCTATCATTTATATTCTTTTTTGTTACATCAACTAAATAGTTGAATTTGTAAAGGAATCTTCTACCTATTAAAACAGGATATCTCATTTTTTTTCTATCTGTTAAAGATACATAAAATTTATATATTGAATCACCAATTGTTAATTTAGTAAATATAGAAAATCTTTTCTGAACTTTACCAAATGAATTTTTAACTATAATAGTTTTGAATTTATTATAAGAAAACTCTTCATCACCAACTGTAAAATATAACTTACCATCTTCAAGTTTTATACTATCAACATGTAAAGCAACTCCATAAGCACCAGTATCTACTTTTGCCTTTATCTTTTCTATTTTAAGTTCCGGAAAAGAAATATTTTCAATTCTTCCTACTTTTTTCTCCATTTTTCTGTTAAAAACAATATTTTTTTATATATAACAAATATGATTCTTATTAATAAAGTAACACCATTTGCCAACGAAGCCTATAAAAAAGATTTAATCGAATGTTTAATCAGCAATTCAGATATTAGTTTTATATCAAATATAGTTGTTTTTTATAATAATACAAATATTGTATTACCAAAAAACAATAAAGTTAAGTTAGTTATTAAAAATGGCTATACAGATAGAGAAATAATTGAATATTGTAAAAGAATTTATAATGATGATGTATTTATATTCTCAAATCCATTTATTAAATTCAATAATAGTCTAATAAATTTGGAAACACCTGTAGACAAAACTATTAAAATAGATGACGGTTGTTATATTTTTAATAAAAATACTGAGTTAGAAATGGGCGATAACATAGATAGTATATTAAGAATAAACACATCAAATAATAAAATTTTAATAGAAATAAAAAATCTATTAATAAAGAATGAAGATAATATAATACCCGAAAAAAGACAACCAAATATATCAAGAAGTTTGTTAGAAAAAAATGTGAGACGAAAGGAGTCTTACTTAAACAAAAGACGAAAAGAGTTATCAAATGAAACAAATATTAAATTAGACATTATTATAGTATCAGTTAACTACAATGATTTTATGTCAATAACTCTTAAAAGTACGACAAAAGTTTCAAACGTAACTGTCGTAACATCAAAAAATGATATAATCTGTCAAGAATTATGTAAAAAATTTGGAGCAAATTGTATTATAACGGAAAGAATGTATGAAGACGGAGCTATCTTCAATAAAGGTAAAGCAATAAATGAAGGTATAAAATCTTTAAAAAATCCAGAATGGATTTTACTATTAGATGCTGATATTTATTTACAAGATGATTTCTTAGAAGTATTAGAAAAAACAAATTTAATTCATCAAAATTTAATAGTTTGTAAAAGACTAATACTTGATAGTTATGAACTATTTTTAGATTTTCTAAATAATAAAGATGTAGGAAGATTAGAAAGAGCCAAAGGATTTGGATACTTTCAAATGTTTAATATTAAAAAATTTCAAAAAAAATCAAATATTTTTCCAGAAAACTCAAATGATGCTGCCTGGAGTGATATTATATTCAGAGACACATTTAATAAAAACGAGACCGAATTAAATACGACCGTTCTACATCTTGGTCAAACATGTCAAAACTGGGAAGGTAGAAAAACTAAAAGATTTATAGAAAATGAATTATTTTTGAATGAAACCGAACAATCATTTGATATAAATAAATACTTTGATAAAATCTATTGTATTAATTTACAAAATAAAAAAGATAGATGGGAAAGAGTTGAAAAATTATTTAATGAAAACTTAATAGAAGTTGAAAGATTTGAAGCAATAAATGGTCTGACAATTAGTGATGAAGAATTTAATAATATACTAAATAAATATAATCCGAATAGACTAACCGGTGAAAGTGCTAGTTTAAATGGCTTAATTGAAAATAAAAACTCACTAGCTTGTCTACTATCACACATAGAATTGATTAAAACAGCAAAAATAAATAATTATAAAAGAATATTAATTTTTGAAGATGATATAACATTTAGTAAAGACTTTACAGAAAGTATCAAAAAAATATCAAAAATAGATTGGAGTATTGTTTATTTAGGGGCTAGTCAATTCAACTGGAGCGGAATTGAAGAAAAAGATTGTTTCTACTTGTGTAAGAACACGCTAGGGACCTTTGCTTATGCGATTGAATCATCAATATATGACGATGTGATAAATCTATTAGAAACAAAAAGAAAATCTGTAGATAACTTATTATCCGAGATACAATCAAATAATTACGGTAAGTGCTATACATTCTATCCAAATATAGTGATATCTGATGTTGAAAGCTCTGATATAAGAGAATCAAAAAATATAGTCACATATTCAAATTTAGTAAGATGGAATCTTTCAAATTTTAATATTATAAAAAAGAAAAAAATTCTATTATTACCAGATGTAAAAGATTGGGCATTTGATAATATAGCAAAATCAGTAGTTAAATATAATCCATATCCAGATAAAATAGAATACACTATAAAGTACGCTAGAGATATACATCAAAAAAGAGATAACGTTATATCAGATGAATGGGATTTAATATTTGTAATGTGGGAAGCTGAAAGATGTATACCAGATGGTGATAATGTGATCAGAGGATGTTACTCAGCTTTTTGGCTAGAAAATTCATATTTTAGTGAAGAAAAAATCTCTGAGTTTTTCAAGGCAAGTAGAGGTGGTGTTTTTGTTAATAACTATTTAAAGAATTCTATATGTAAATTTTTACCTCAGGATTATCCACAAACTATAATACACGATTCTGCTGATGAAGAAAAATTCTATCATATAGATAATGTAAAAGAAAATGAATTTACGGCAATCTTTGTAGGTAACACTAACAGAAAGGTAAAAAACTATGAGGATATAGTTGAAATTTGTAACAAGGCTGATATAAAATTAATAACCTGTACAAACGTTAATAACGACGATCTTGTTAATTATTATAATAAGGCTGATATATGTATAAACTTTAGTACATCAGAAGGTGGTCCACAAACTTTTTTAGAAGCAGGTCTTTGTGAGGTTCCAATGTTAATTAGAAATGATAATGAATTATCTAAGTTAATACCTTGTTTTACAGGTGAGAGTAAAGAAGACTTTATTAGAATAATTAATAATCTTAAAAATAATAGAACGGAATGTAAAGAAGTTGGTAAAAAAGCAAGAGAGGTTGTTTTAGAAAACTTTACTTACAAAAAAACCGCCAACAAATTTGCTAACTTCTTCTTAAATATTTTATCAAAAGAAAAGTCAAATTTATTTACAAATAGTTCTAAAGATTTATCAGAGTACTTAACAGTATTTATAATAAGATGTGGTCAAAATCCAAATTATGAAGATTGTTTAAAATCTTTATTAAACCAAACTGTGAAATTTAATTTAATCGAAATAAAAGACATAGCACCAATGTCTAAAGCATTTCAAAAAATGATAGATGATTGTAAAACAGATTACTACATACAAGTTGATGAAGATATGATTTTATATGAAGATACAATTGAAAAAATATATGACAGGTTAATAAAAACTGAAGAAAATATAAGTACAGTTACTCATATGTTAAATGATGTTCATTTAGATTTTGATATCTACGGTATAAAAGGCTACAAACACACCATCTTAAAAAAATACCCATACAATTTAGAAATAATATCTTGTGAAGTTGAACAAATGTCAAGGTTACAAAATGACGGATTTGAAACACTAATGTGCCCTGAGGTTGTTGGTCAACATAGCCCAAAATGGACAGAACAATTAATATATGAAAGATATTTTGATTTAATGGAAAAATGGAAAGTGTTCAAATATAATTGGTTAGATGAACTACCAGCTAAATTAATGGAAATATTTAAATCAGATCCAAGTGATATTAATCTATTTGCGCTCATGGGTGCTATGACTAGCATATCAAATGAATCACCTTTAAGAAATAGAGAAAAAAACTTTTTAATTAAAGATAATAATTTCGAAAGAATAGAAAATTTGGTTTCAAAAAAAGAATTCAAATTTATTACAAATAACAATAAACCAATCAGTCCTGAAATACTGAATAAAAATTATGTAAAAAAATGAAAACACTTTTTATAAACCCATCAAAGATAAAAAAATCAAATATTGATGGCGGTGGCCCATTCTATAATATAGATAATAAAAATTCTATTATAGAAACATGTACAGAAAATGGAGATTGGGATCTTAATGTGGTAGATTTTAGTGAACTAATGATATATAAAAGTTTATTTGATTTTCTAAAAAATGAAACTCCTTGGATAGAAACTGAATTATATAATAATTTATTAGAGAGTCTGAATAGTGGAAATCCAGTGTGGAATTGTGATTCAATTGAATTAATACTAAAAAGAGGAGAATACTTAAAAGATCTTTATAACTATATGAAGGAAACAGGTGAGATACCAAAAGGATATTACGAAGAAGACGATATTTGCGTATCAATTGATAGAGAAGGTGGTTTTTTATTTGCTAAAAACGGAACTCATAGATTATGTATATCAAAAATATTAAATTTTAAAACTATACCGGTTAAAGTATTTAGAGTACATGAAAATTGGTCTAAGTGTACACTCAACAGATGAATCACAAATGGAGTCAGCATTTTTAAATTTAACACCTGAAGAGTTTATAGATTTTGTCAAAATTGAGACAAATAAAAATGAAATTGAATATCTATACGAATTAAATGGAAGAAAAATATATAAAATATACTAAACACATGAAACTAATTGTACTAAGTGAAAGTGACAACTATAATGTCTCAGGTCTTATTAGATATTTAATAAAGATGTTTTATGATGAATCTGTAATAAAAATATTTGAAGAAAGAGGAATTGAAATAATAACATCAAAATATATTAAAGAAGTTTTAAATAAGACAGAAATTGAATTTTTAGAACAGATTGAAGATAAAAAAGACTTTATAATATTTGGAATACATCCAAATGGATGGTTACCCGCGATACAGTTTGGAAAAGATATTAAAAAAGTTATGTGGCAAGATGATCTTCATTATTTTGCTAACTTCATAAATAGAAACGAATTAAGTGTACAAAAATTTTCAGAAAAATATGATCCATTTTATATTAAAGATGTAGATTATGTTATAACACCATCCTCTATATACTTTAAGAATCTAGGAATAAATGATTATGATGAAAAAATAATAGATTTCTTTTATTTTTTAGACGAGAAAAAATACACTTTAATTGATTATGATTATCATAAAAGAACGAATGGGATTGTTTTATCAGGAGCAATATATCATGGATATGAATCAAGAATGGAGTTTGATAAATTAAGAAAAACTGATTTGTTTAAAGATTTAATATACAAAATAGAACATCCTGGGTATGAAAATAACGAACACATGACGGAGTTAAACTATTATAACGAAATATCTAAATATAAAGGTGCTTTTGTAGGTCATCATGCTTTTCCTATAGATTTTTTATTAGCAAAACATATTGAAGTGCTAATGTGTGGCTGTCTTGGATTTTTTGAACCAAATCCGCTACTAAAAGAACAATTAGGTTTAATAGAATATGTCCATTATATACCTTGTTTTGACGAAAATGGTCTTATAAAAGATGATTCGTTTTACAGAAAATGGATAGAAAGTGATGAAGGTTACATGATTGCCAAAAAAGGGAAAGAATATGTGAGAGATAAATTTGGCAAAGAGTATATTAAAAAACTAGCCGACTTTTTTACCAGTATATCTTAACTTAAAAAGTTGTTTGTAATAGCTTATATGGTGGTGGTATTATATCAACAACCTTTAAATAATTTCTAATATTTGTTAAATGTAAATGATATGTTTTTAATGTCTTTGAGGGGTTTATAACAAAGTATCCACTTTCATCAAGAAGATATGATATTTTATTATCACAACCAGATCTACCAAGAGTAAAATCAGCACCATCAATGTTAGGAATACCACCAAGAAAAATCCAGGTATCTTGAGAATCAGATCTATCAAAATGAACATAAGTGCTGTCTTCTTGTATATCCCAACGAGATAAAGCTAGACAAGTTTTACTATCTATATAATCATTTATTGTTTTTGATACTTCGCTATATAATGTTTCTTGTGGAATTATAATGTCCAAGTTTGATATGATATTTATGTTATTATCATCATTAAATAGATTTCTTATTATTGAAAAGTAATCATTATAGGTCGGTCTCACTTCAGTTAATATAGGAATAATTTTATTTTTATTATCTACTAAATTTGTATTTAATGAGTAATAATCATTTTCGTTTGAAATAACAACTATATTATGAATATAATCATTATTTAAATTTTTCACAAAGCAAGTTAATAGTTCTAAATTTCTATCTTCTACTTCATCTTTATAGTAGTTTAAAATTAAATTATTTTTACGGTTTGTTTTCATAACATTTTATATTACTTATATATAAAGTATCAATACTTATACACTAAACAAATAGATTCTATTTGATATAAATAAAAAATAATATTCTTTAATGAATTCAAATTATACATTTACATTTATCATAGCCTATAGACATAGTTTAGAAAGGTTACAAAATTTAAGAAGAGTACTTGACTGGATTAATGGCTTTGCTAGAGTCGAAGTAATTGTTGTAGAACAGGACACACACTCTAAAATATCTCATCTAGATCTCAAAGCAAAACATATCTTTACAAGATCAAATTTACCTTTTAATAAATCACTAGCATTTAATGTAGGTTTAAAACATTCAACATCAAACATAATTGTATTTGGTGATTCAGATTTAATAATGGAACCAAACTCTTTTATAAGAGGTTTAGAATCGATGAATGAATTTGAAATGTGTAATCCATATCATACAGTAATTGATTTAACACAACAGGAAAGTAATTTATCACTAGAACAACTTCTTCAAATTAACAGACCAGGTAGAGGTGAGACTGATATACAAAAAGTACCTTTATGTGGCGGTATTTGTATTTTTAGAAGAGACGCAATTCAAAGAATAGCTGGTTGGAATGAAGATTTTATAGGATGGGGTGGTGAAGATGACTTTCAATCAATAAAGGTTAAACAATTCTTAACTTGGACTGAGCTACAATCTAAATGTTTTCATTTATATCATGAAAGAGGAATGCCAGATATGAAGTGGTATCAAAGAAATTTAGATTTACTAACTAAAACCTCTCAAATGGATAAATCTCAGTTACAAAAGGTTATTCTTAACCAATTGCCAAAAATTGGAATGAAGAATAAATATGATAATTTCATCTAAAGATTTAGAGAAAATCTGTAACTATATAGAATCTACAAAGCCTTCTTTGCCACAAGGTGTAATGACTTTTATAGATTGGGATGAAGTACCCAGTGAAGAATATCAAAGAGAATTAAAAAGAAAGAATCGTGAACTTGCGATTGATGCTATTGTAGAAGGTAAAGTAGAAGAGTTCAAAAATAGAGAACCGTTTTCAAATCCATTAGATAACGAAAGTTATATGATGACTATAACTCCTAAACTTAACTCTATTAATGTTCAAGGTAAAACCTATTTAGACTTATTTGATATTTACAATGATGTTATGATGACATTAGAATCATTAACATCAAAGTCAATGAATATTCCTCAAAATTTGAATGTTTCTATTCAAAAAGATCCTAATCTAACAGATTATGAAAATGAGTCATCAACATCAAGAAAAGTTATAACAAGATTAATGATGACCAGTAATCTAATATCATCAACCGGAAGAACAGGACCAGCCAATACTATTATAGTTGGTTTAGATGCTTATAAATATCTTCTGATGTCTAATGGAATGATGATGTCTGATATAAAAGATGGTGTTGTGGATGGAAATATAAATGGTATGAATGTTATACCTTCTCCTTATATCAAATCAAATAAGATTATTATGATGAGAAATGCTCAGAAAACTGAGAATGGATTAAATGTAATTAACTGTCCAAATGACATGAGATATTTCTTAAAAGAAACTCCTAATTATTCTAAGATTATAAATTGGTTTGAAATTATTTAGAAGGAACTCTAACTTTATCATACTTTATAAGTAGTTTATAAAGTTTTTCATATTCATCATTAGGATTCTCAACAAGCTTTTCAAACCACTTATTATTATTGAAATATTCAACTAGCATACCAACTCTGAAATCTTCTTTTTTAGTTGGTCTCCAATATCTTTTAGATTCAACAAATGAGAATGATGTACCATTATGTAAATAAGACATATTATCAGAATCTGTATTATACATTACAATACCCATAGGTATCTCAGATCCATCTTTAAATATCTTTTTAGCATTAGTTTCTTCAGTGTATTTAATAATAGCACATTCTTCATGGAAATGATTTAAAAGAAAAAGAACATCTTTTCTTAAAGTATCATTATCTACTTTACCATAAGCCATTACAGAGTCTTCATATTGACCCTTGTAGTAACCTTTAATGGGTAATACTTGATATTCTTTGGCATATAAAATAGATATCATGTCATCTAAACGTGTAGATGATAGTAGAATAAATGAGGCATCCTTGTGTTCCAATCCTGTCATAAAGTATATATTAAAAATAATATACTTAATCTGTAACGGCGTAGATATTAAGTAAGTCTTTTTTAGATAATTTTTTTAATCTTGAAAAGTACTCAATGGCTTCTTCTAAAGATGATGCTACAAATTTGGCAAAAGATTCTTCAGAAATTTTAGATTTTAAATGATATTGTTTCATAAATTTATATATAAGTTTTTATTTCTTAAATAAGTCCGAATTCTTCATAAAGTTTGGTTTGAAAAATTGCCCAAACCGAATCTTTATAAGACTTTGGTATAATTATACTGTCGTGTACAGTAACTAAATTTATTTCTGGATAAAGTGTCATTATTTGTCTAATAATTTTATTAAAAATAAGATTACTCTCAGACTTTTGTAATTCATAAGCCAATACTTTATAATCTCCGTGTTCTTTTTTATACAATTTAATAAAATAATGTATAGTTGGGAAAAGACTACTAAATATCTTATCGGCTTTACTATTAACACCATTTCTACCAAATAGTACTTTATATGTTAATTCTTTAACCATACCTCTATCTTTTGTTTTAAGGTGATCCATTATATAGTTATAGTAAGTACCATTAATAGTAAGATTTTTGAATAGTTCAAATTCTTCTTGATTAACCCATTTAGTACCGGAATCTTGAATCAATTTAGTTAGGAAAAGAGGTTGTGAGTTTTTAATATCTATTTCATGAGTTTCTTCATCATTAATTAATAGACAATTCTTTCTAATAAAAGACTTTAATATAGTAAAGTTAGTATGCATGCGACCATAACTATCAAAATGATAAAATATGTGTTTATCATTAATACACTCAACTGAATATTTATTTCTATTATAAATATCAATATCATCACTTTTTAAGGAGTCTAAATAAAATATTGACCTATCAAATTCAATTTGAATCTTAAATAAATCATCGACTAACTTAATCTTTATATCATTATCAATGAGTGAGTTTTCTAATTTATCTTCTACTATCTGAGCTACCTTTGCTTTATACTTTTTAAGTAAAGTCCTATCACTATTATTAAATCTAATAATACTACCTCTAAGAATATATTCATTAATGGCATAAACTCTAGCACTTTTACCCTTTTGATGTTTTGCTAAAAGAATAATAATTTTATTCTCTGTAAGAAAATCCATATAGTAGTTATATAAATAACCATACTTCTCCTTTAAAATAGGAGACATTAAATGAAATTTATTTTCTTTTTTGAAATAATACTTTAGAATTAAATTATGAATAATATCAATCAAATAAGCTGACTTCAACTTTTGACCTTTATAAATAAAATTCTTTTGTTTTGAAATTGTTTCTAACGAAACCGGTAGAAACTGTAAGCTACATTTCTTACCCTCTAAATTCTTCTTAATTGAAGAATAGGACTCTATATCACTGAGCTTAATTACACTTGAAACTGTCATATAAATTATATGAAATTCCAAGTTTATGTTCTTAATTTTGGAAGATTTTATTGATTGATTTTTTTCTACTAGAAGCTCGTTGTTTACGAAGCTCTTCTTTCAAAAGATGAGAAAGTTCCTTTTCAATATCAATATTATGATATGAATCTAAATCAGTTGCCAATTCACGAGTCCAAGTAGATCTAAGCGCTCTTGTTTTAGTTTCAACTTGAACACTTCTCATATTAATATCAATTGAGTTCATTACTTAGTAGGAGTTTTAGACGGTCCTTCTTCTGGTACGGGTAAACCTTTACCACCTTTACCTTTTTTCTTCTTTTCTTCAGGTGTTCCTTTTTCAAACTCTGAATAAACATCAGGATAAACTTCACCTTCACCATCTTGGTCATATTGAATCTCAAAGAAGTCACCAAAATCAAGTAATCCAGCTCTTGTTAATTCAACCTCGTGTACTTTATTTAGATACTTTTCAATATAAACATTAATATCATTGACAAATGTGTTAAATAAGATAACTGTATTATCGGTAAATACACCAATTGCTTTCTTTCTTTTCTTGTTAAATGAACCAAGAATAACCTTAAAGATATATTCTAACTTGTCAGACTCTTTAATATAGTCTTTAGTTAATTTATTAGGAATTAATTCTGTATTAATTTTGAACTTTTCTTTATCAAAGAATTCAGGAACAACAAAGTCAAAGTCTAATAAATCTTGTTTAACTTCAGAAACATAAACATTGAATAGTTTAGACATTAGATAAATATAAACTTCATCTCTTCTTTCACCTTTTAATTTAATTTCATCTAAGTTAAATGATTGACAGAAGTTTAAGAAGTTAACTAATATAAGTGTATAAATTTCAACAAATTCTGTTGAGTTACTATCACTTATTCTTCTGTATAAAGGATTTAATATTTCAAATGAAATATCACCACTTTTAGTTCTTACAATAAGTTTCTCAAGATTTGATTGATAATCTTCATCTTTCATTAAGAACGAGTTAGTAGAACTTGGATTTAATATTCTGTAGAAGAAAAAAGAAAACGACTTTTCACCAAATACATATTCTAAGTCATCTTCACTTGTGTTAATAAAGTATTTAATAGCCTCAATCATTCTTTCAGTTAATTTACCTTGAAAAACAATTGGTAACATATCAACATCAAATAATCTAGCATACTCATCTAACTCTTCAATACTAAAGTCATACTTACCACCTTTATTAATAGCAGTCAAAACTAAATGATTCTTAGGAACTCTATCATATCCAATATTAGCGGGCTGTTCATCTGGGAAATATTCAAAACAAAACCACCATTTTTTATTTAACAACGATTTAACTCTAACATCTAATGATTCTAAATATTTAATACCTGGATTATAATAGTTTTGAATAGCCAAATCAACGAGATTAAGTTTCTCACTACTCATTGACTTTGGTTTAATAGTAAATTCTTTACCATCCCAATTAACCCATATTTTTGATCCTTGAATATCTTCAAATACAACAATTTCATTGTCAAAGATAGAACTTAGAAGTTCTTGATCATTATTTCCGTTTAACGTTACTAATTTACTCATATCTTTATTATACACTCTTTTTGATTTTTGTTTTTTATCATAAGTATATATAAAAAACCGGCTCTCTAAAATGAAAGAAATGAGATTTGACAATTAATATATACAAAAAAGTAATTCTATAAAATGACTTATAAAGATAACACACCTACATTCAATGTAAATAGAAAAGTAGTTAACTTCAAAGACTTCTCAGCTAATCCTAATGCTGAAAAAGAAGAGTTGGAGAAAATGGATAGACAAAACAAGCCTAACACTGATGATCAACAAAAGAATATGGCTAACTCAAGATATAAATTCAACCACACAACTCGTAAGATGGATGATTTAAGTCCAGCTGAAATAGAAGATAAGATTGATGCTATTGAAGAGTTTGAAGAATCAAATGAGCGAATTAAAACATTTGAAAATTTTAGTAAATAATTAAAAAAACCTCAGATTTCTCTGAGATTTTTTCTTTTTAAAAGTTCTTAGTAACATCAAATGACTTACCGTTAGTACTACCACCGTAGTTATCTACTTCCTCATCATCATAGTAAACACCGGCTACAATATCTCCAAAGTAATATTCTTCAATACCAACTTCACCCTCAATCTTGATTTTAAGTTTAGTAATATCAAACTCTTCAGTTTCAATATCACCTTCAAAGAAACTACCTTTTTCAAATGAAGCACACATCAACAAATCTTTAGATTCATCAACTTCAATACACTCATAATCAACTAATTCAAATTCTTCAGTGTCAAATTGATGAATATCATCAGAGCTAATCTCATATAATGTATCACCATTCTCATCTTGAATATGAACTGTAAATGTTTCAGAGGCACCCCATCTGTGATATTGATCATCTACTTCATACCAACCACCGGTTTCTTCTAAATCATTAGCCGCAATTTCCCATAACTCTTTATCAGGGTTATTAAGAATTTCTTTTTGTTCTTCATCAACAGAACCAATTGTTACTTCTGCTCCATATCCATAGATGGAAACTTTGTACTTTTTCATTTTAGTATTTTATTTAGTTTATATTCTCTTTTATCTTCTAATTCAAGTGGCTCAGCTATCAGCTCACCATCTGATATTTTAATTTGCCATTTATTACCAGTCTTCTCATCTAATAGAACCAACTTACTAATAACTGTACAACCATCTGAATCAACATTAATTGCTGTTGAATTTGAAGCGTTATTTATATTAAATACACTAGGATTACAAGCTATTGCCATTATATTAATTCAAATCTTTTTTGACCATGTTCAGAAGTTGAGTTCCAAATATCTAATGGTCTAACATAAATAGAACCAAAGTTGATAGACTTGTAAACTACTAACTTTTCTCCTGTTTCCGTATGAGTGGCTAAAGTAATTACTTCATAAGTACCACCTTTATAATGCTTATATCTCTGTCTCGGTAGCGGATAGTTCATCTTGAATGTTTAATTTTTTACCAGTAACTGGATCGTAATTTAAAATTAATAACTCTACACCTTTAGCTTGTTCACCTTTACCCTCAGAGTTATTACCACCTTGAGCTGAACTTCTAAATACTTCTTTCTCAGTCCAGATATATTGGTCTCTTGGTAACAATTCTTCTAATAAAGGAAAATAGTAATAAGATAATGACCAACGAGATTTTGATTTCTTAATTAAATCTAACAATCTTCTATGTGAAGCCGGACCAAACATACCTTCTTTGTCAGCACCATACCAAGATAATCTCTTAGCATCATCATCGCCATTCTCATCAGGTCTGTGATAAGGAGGATCCAAATACAAATAAGTATCTTCAGCATCATATTGATTGATTAACTCTTCAAAATCAATGTTATAGAAGTCTGTAATAGTAGCCAATTTAGATGTGTACTTGTTCTTTTTCAATTTATCAATAAGAACTTCTAACTTCAAACGGTCTTTATCTTTCTTATAACCATTGAAACCAGCACCACGAGGATAAACCGAGTTATGAGCTGATGTAATTAAGAAAGCATAGATAGACGCTTTTTTGAAATCACCAATCTCAAAATTCATATTATCTAAGAAATCGTTCTTAATATATCTTTTGTAAATCTCTTTATAGAAATCCCACTTCTTCAATGGATCAGTTTCATCGGTATGAAGTAAAGTTCTTTTCAAAGCTTCTAAATACTTAACGAATTCTTCTGGTTGAGCACAACACTTGTATAGATTCGTCTGGTGACGATTTTTATCATTATAAACAACTACATCAAACTTTAGGTTTGGGTCGTCCATATACGTTCCCATAGAGCCAGAGAATGGTTCTATGTAGGTTTTTATGCTACCATCTTTAGGAATTTTTGAGTTAATAAACTCAATGAAAACATTTGAGGACTTACCTCCGAAATATGAAATTACACTCATTATTAATTTAATTTATTTTTGTCTTTTATTATATCTTCGATTGAAGGTTTTTGATTTTGTAAAGAAATTTCTTCACGAACAGTCATTAAAATTTTACCAAGATTATTATCACCTTTACCATTACAAACTCCCCAGAAATAATCTTTCCACCAGTTACCTTCAATTAACTCTTGGTCACCAGTAGATAATAACATTTCAGATAAAGTTTCATCTTTGAACTTTTGGCGAACAGCCCAGTTCATTACTTCTAATTTCTTTTCATCCCAACCAGTTCTTAATTTTATTTTAGAACCAATCTTCTTAACTTCAGCAGGATTAGAAATTCTAGCAATCATTTCACGAAAGTCACCTGGTGTGTAATATTTACCATTAATTAATTGTTGGTCATTAACTTTCATAGCAACATAAAAGTTCTCAACAGATGGGTAAGTAATACCCTGATGTTCTATTGTACAAGGGTAGAAGTTGGATAAGAATCTATAACGACCTTCAAATTTATCAATCATACTTATTATATTAACGAAAGGAATAAAGTTTACCTATTTAAAATAACAAAAGACCATTACTGGTCTTTGTTCTTGTGGAGATGACGTTGTACTGCCCAACGTGTCTTTTTCAGTTGTTAATAATTATTCATTCACAGGCTTAGTAAATTTTTCTAAACTTACAAACTATTTACTTTTTTTGAGAAACTCTAACAAGTAACAAAAAACCGTTTCACCATTTTATTCTTGTGTGATACAAGTTGGAGAATTTTTTGATAGTAACTGTTGTTAGACAGTTGCTAGATCTTCTACCAAGATCATGTTGTTTTGTAGCGCAAATACTAAATCTTCATTGCTTGCTACTTCATTAACGTTGCCGTTTACAAATTTGTTACTTAATTTATTAATCGGATACTTAACCAACCGATACCTGACATAATCACCACCATTCCGCAAATCAATTCTAAAACATCCCCAAGTGTGTGTGTGTTATATTCTACAAATATATATATAATATTCTAAAATAGCAAAAAGTTTAGAAATTTTAAAAATTACCAAGGATAATCATCGTTCTTATCATCAGCAACTACACCATCTTTATCATCATCGTCTTCTAACATAAATTCAAATGTAATCATAGGCGTACCTGTTTTAGTTTCCCATATTTCATAAGAAGAAGAATATTGAGCTAAAACGTCTTTTTTAATTTTTCTAACAATTTCAAATACTTTAACAATATCACTAAGTGATTCTCTTCTAGCAAATTGAGCTGTAATAGATAAATCCAATCCACTATTTTCAACATTAACATCTACATTACTATTATTAAACATGGATCTTAAAAGATAACAAAGATGTGACATATCATCATCTGAATCATCATCATCATCACCTTTATATTCATCTTCTCTTGAATAATCGTAATCATCTTCATAATCATATCCATCGATATCATCAAAACCCTCACGTTCAAATAATTGATTAAATTTTTTAAGTTTCATTATAGTAAATCTATTTTTATGTATTCTGCGTCAAAATAAACCTTTTGACTTACTTTGTGTTTGTTTAATAAGAATTGTAATGTTGTTAAAGCCTCATATGTTTCATCAATATAACCTTCTTCTAAATCACATTGAATAAATGTAGTAGCTCTATCAGATGCTATTTTAACATCAATACCAAATGGTGTTGCTTTTATATCACTAATTAACTTACCATATTTTCTAATAGTTTCTTCATCAATTCCTATCTTTCTAGTAGTTGGTAATGAATCCCAATTTACTTTTACACTAGCTTTAGCAAGTCTTTCTAAATAGTTGATATTTTGTCTTTCTTTACCAGTATGTTCACTATAATAACCAACTGAAATGTTAGTACATTCAGGAATTTGGTCAATAAATGAAGCAGAATCTGTGTATATACCACCTGGATCTAATGATAAATTAAGACCGTGTGAATTATATTGTTTAGCCAAAGCAGTTCCAAATTGATCAGAACAACAAGTTCTGCCTAATTGAGAAGTGATAACTGAACAAACATCTCTTCTATCAAAAGAAACACATCTCTTAATATTTTTAAGATATTCAACTTGTTCATACACTGAAGATAATAAACCTGAACCAATACCACCTCTTTCTTCACCCATAAAGAAGTAATAAAGACCTGGTACATTATGAGCCATCATATAAAGCATAACAGCAACACCTGATTTATCATCAGCACCTAATATAGTAGAACCATCTGTATAGATAATTTCATCACCTTTATCATCTTTCTTAGAAAGAAGTTTAGTAATGCCTTGTTTTCTATCAGCAGTATCTAAGTGAGACGTAAACATTGTTGTTGAATTCTCGCCAATAATCTTATAATAGTTACCTACAATATCTTTATCCAATTTAGGCATAAAAGCCATTACTTCTTCTTCGTGTCCGTGAGGATATGTCTTAGTAACTAATGAAATAAATGTACTTCTAACGTCTTTAGGGTTATAACTAAAAGGCTCTGGTGTAATTCTATTAACAGCAATACTTTCAACAGATCCACCACCTGCTAATATATCATATTGTTCAATAAAATCTTGAATATCAGCAGTTTGAAAATAATTTTTAAAGTAAAATTTAATAAAATTTTCTATTTTCATAGGGTGTACTTTACCTCTAGATGTAACATCTAAACAAGATTTTGTCTTAGATATATTAACATCAGTAATTCCTAAACCATTATGATATTTAGAATTAGGTTCATTTAGCCAAAGCATTTCAAATGCGATATAACTATTCTCATCTTCTAAAACTTTTAATAAATCATGAAGTTCTTCGGAAAATTTAACTCTTACAGGTTCATTAGTATCTGCCATTTTTTAATTTATTTTATTATGTTATATATATTAAATATTAAACTACAATTTGATATGAATTTGTATAATCCACTTTAACTTGACCATCATTCATACCAGACTCTTTCTTTACAAATCTTCTTTGACAATAAACAACAGTTACACTAGATTCTTTAGATCCTTTACTATTCTTTTTAGCTAATTGAGCAGCAGATTTAATAACAGTTTCTGTAGGTAAATTTTCTCTTACACGAATAACAACGTGACTACCAGGAACACCTTTAACATGGAACCAAATATCTTCTTTATCAGCAACATTAAATGTCAAATGGTCATTAGATTTAGCATCTTTACCAACATAAACAACAAATCCTTCTATTTCTAATTTTTGAATATTAGGGAATTTATCTTTTTTAGACTCATTAAATGATTTATAATTCATTATTCTACTTTCTTTTATACCACCTAAACAAAAATTAGTGAATTTATTCCAATCACCATCCTTTATACTACCTATTTTTAATGACATTATCTCGTTTTCACCTTCAAAAATATAATAACTAGAACCATGTTCTTCAATTCTTTCTTCTACCCCACTATAAGGATCATTGTTAAAATCTTCTATATCTAAATCCTCATATATTAATTCATGACAGATATATGAATAAACATCATTTAAGTCATCAAAATACTTAATAATGATATCTTTATCTTCACGATCTTCAGAATCATCACCTCTATTTTCAATTAGTAAATATTTCATACTGTATATATTAATTAGAAATTGTTTAAAAAGAAAAAAGACCCATAAAGGGTCTTTTTTCAATATTTCCAATATTACTATTAGTTTAATAACTGAGCAGCGTCAGTAACTGTAATAGTCATGTATTGTTTTTGTGGGAACCAACCAACTTCAGTTACAGCATATCTTGAACGTAACAACATTCTTGGAGCGAATGTAGCTTCAGAGATAACTGAGATAGACTGAGCCATTAAGTAAGGTACGAAAATGATACCTGGTTGGTCAGGGTTGTTCTTACGACCTAATACGATTCTGTTATCGTTATATCTCATATATGGATCTACATAGATAGAGATGTCTCCGATTGAACCTACAGGGTATAATTGACCTTGTCCGTTTAATTTAGATTTAACTGGGTTAATTGTGTAACCAGCGATATCTTGTAAAGCAGCAGCAAGACCTCCGTTTGTGATAAGGTATTGAGCAGGACCTACACGACCTTCAGTAGCAATGTAGTTAGAAGCGTGAGCAATCTTAGTGATTAACTTACGTTGAACAGCGTGAGTAGTTTCACCACCAACATAAGTAGTAGCAGCATAAGCAGTGTTCAAATCGAAGATAGTACCTCCACTGTTAGCAGAACCAGCTGGAGCAGCAGGAGCATTAACAGCATTAAGAGCACCCATTTCGAAGATTTTAGCAACGATTTGTTTAGAAATTGTTTGAGACAATTCGTTAACAAGGATAGACTCCATTTTTTGAACGATATCCATACCTGTGTTAGCTTTGATATCTTCGATTTCAGTTCTTCTAAGAGCTGAAGATACTTCAATAGTACCAACTGCTACAGTTTTAGAAGAGATTTTTGGTCCGATAACACCAGCATAACTGTTATCATCAGAAGCACGATCCATTGGATAGTTACCTAAAGCACCACCTGAAGCAGCAGTCCAGTTAGATGTGAATCCTGGGATATGATCTTCTAAAGCAGAGATCAATTGAACTTCTTTTGTTCCTGCGTTAGGAACTAAACCAGCTAAACCTAAAATTTGAGAAAGCATACTACCTGTAGCAGCAAATGTGTTGTCAGCAGCAACAAATGTATGAGGAACAGAAATGTTACCTGATGTATTTGCTTGTCTGAATACTCTGAACATTGGGTAACCATCGATACGAGAGAAACCTAAGAATTCAACTACATTTGTTTTAGATGCTGGTAAAGTGTTACTTACAAATGCTGATGAAGCAGTGATACCGTAGAATAATCTACCACCTTGTAATCCACCAGTTGTTTGTTGTAACGGAGCTAAAGTATAACCATTTCTATCTGTACCAGCAACGTCAGCAGCAATAACAGCATTGATGTCAGTAATGTTACTAGCATATAATTTGAAAACTTGTGGCTTTTCATAACCATCTGTTAAGTTATTAACATCATCGTATTGGAAATCGATGTATAATAAATCGATTTTTGGACCTGGAGTTGGTTTAACAGCTACTAAGTCTAAACCGATTGTTTGAGCAGCAATTTTCATAGCTACTGGAAGTAAGTTTTGACCTACGTCTCCAGAACCTGCTACGTTACCGTAAGCATTTGAGTAGTTACCAGGATTACCAGCTAATGAACCAACAACTGGATTCAATACAGCTCCCATACCTGCTACGTTTGATGCGTTTACATACGCATTCTCATTGATTGAGTGATACTCAGCCATTTCTGACATCCATTCTACTCTATCTTCAGTTACACCCATGTTTTCCAAAACTGGAGCCCATTTCTTAACTGCTTTTGATTTGTCTATTCTAATGTGTGACATAATTTTTTTAATTTTTTTTTGTGTTTATCTATATATTATCCTTCAAAATTTCAATAATTTCAAGTGTGGATTTTTTATAGATTAAATGTTTTTGAATCTTTCCATAATCGCAGTAACGTCATTATCAGAAAGTTTATCTTCTTGTATTAAACTTTCATGAGCTACTAACTTTTTAGTTACAGACTCGTTTGTTTTAAGCTTTCTAGTTAACCAGAAATGCTCAACTTGTGATTCAGTCATTAAAACTTCAGCTGGGTAAAGTCTAGCTTGTGATAAGATAGATTTTTTAGCAGATTCATTCATTTGACTCCAGATAGCCTTAGTGTTTTCAGGCATTAATCTGATTACTCTTTCTTCAAGAGATTCATTCTTTGATGATAGCGCTTCTGCGATTAGGCTTAACACATCTTTAGATGTGAAGTAATTTCTTTCGTTTATGTGAAATTTAACAGCCTCTTGGTCTTCATCAGACAAAGCGTAGTAACTATCTACTTGTGACTTGTTTAAGAATTTTAAGAAATTCAAGTCAGTTGATTCAGAAACTTTACGTTTTTTAGCTTCTTCTATTAATTTGTTGATTGACTCAGATAATTCAGAATCACTGTTACCAGTTACTTTGTAATCATGAGCTTCTTCATCATTATTTTCTTCTTCAGTAGCAGATGGACCACAGTCTTCATCTTCTTCTTCTTTATTATATGCTTCTTCTTCATGAGCTGAAGCAATACCATTGTATGCTTCTTCTTCATTTTCTTCTTCTTCATTCTCATCTTCTTGAGTATTTTCAAAACCTGCCGCTTGTAATGATGGGAAAGCTTCTTCTTCTTCACTCATTGATTCATTTAATTTTCTTGAATTTAATTTTTCAACGATTAAACCTTGGTAGTTAATTGATTTATCAAGATTTTCAGCAATGTATTCAGAGTAAGCAATATTATCATCTAAATGTTCAGCAATGTATTCAGAGTAAGCGATGTTACCTTCAACGTGTTCAGCTAAGTATTCAGAATAAGCAATTGAATTATCAACGTGCTCAGCAATATATTCTGCGTAAGAAATATTTTTGTCTAAGTTTTCAGCGATATATTCTGAATAAGCAATATTCTTATCAAGATTTTCAGCTAAGTACTCAGAGTACTCAATATTTTTGTCTAAGTTTTCAGCTAAGTATTCAGAATAAGAAATGTTCTTATCAAGATTTTCAGCGATATATTCTGAATAAGAAATGTTCTTATCAAGATTTTCAGCTAAGTATTCAGAATACTCAATATTTTTGTCTAAGTTTTCAGCTAAGTATTCAGAGTAGTTAACAGCTTTTTCTAAATTTTCAGCTAAATAGTCATTATGTTTAATAAGTTTGTCAGTAGTTTCCTTTAACGACTTGTTTTCATTAACCATAATTTGAACTTTTTCAGCCAAATAATCTAAATATTTAACAACTTGAGAATTAGTAGAATTTAACTCTTCATAGTACTCTAAAAGTTGCTCCATTTTCTTTGGAGATAAATTACCTTTAGTAAGAGCACCTTTAACTTCTTTCTTTGTAGAAGCTAGTTCTTTAACTAAATACTGAGAATATTCAGTTAATTGTTGCTTTGTAACAAATTCATTTTTGTTCATATCAAATAGTTGATTTATTTTGGACTCATCGGACATTTCATATATCCTAAAGTTAGAGTTTTCATTATATCCTAATGATTCGTTGATATTCTTAACCGACATTTTAGCAGAAGCAAAACCTGGATCAGCAACGATATCATATGTAAATAATTTTTTCAATGAAACAGTACCATCTGATTCAGTGATACCAGCGGCTCTTGAAGAAACGAAAACAGGACATCCGTCATCAACTAATGCCTTTGCTTCTTTACCCCAATAAGTGTTTAGTAATCTAATTTCACCATTAACTAAATTTGATTCTTTTACATAATTAGCTTTTGTGATAATGTGTGATGCTCTTGAAAGAGATGTGTCAAAAACATCTGGGTGATCAAACTCACCGTAAACAACGCCTAAACTGCTCATTCTTTCATTTAATTCATTTAAAGCTGGAAGAAATTTATCAGCAGTATAAATTCTTTCATTACGGTTTTTAACACCGAACTCTGTGAACGTACCACCTAGAATGTAATCCTTCTTAGTTGAACCATTGTTCTCTCTAATAAGAGAGTTTTGTGAATTTTCTATAATTAATACTGGTTTCATTTAAGTTTATTATTTTTTAAAATATAGAGTATATATAATCAGTAAGAAACCGTCTTTTTTTCAACGTGGATTTTTTATAGTAGTGATAGGTTTCAGGCTGGGTTTAACATGTATAAAACCATGGAGGAGAGAAGTGATTTTTAATAAATAAAAGAAATTGAGCGGTTTTTTATGATCCTTACAAGAGAGATAGAGATAAAAATTAATGAGTCGAATTATCAGTACTATGATGATTTAGGATATGATGTAGCAATTGGAGAGATTATTAAAATACCAATTGAATTAATGTCAAAAGGATCACATTATAAAATAAAATGTAAGTGTGACGGTTGTGGAATCGAAAAAGAAGTAATATTCAAAAACTATGTTAAATATGATAACAACTTTGGAGAATATTATTGTAGAAAATGTTCTGAATCAAAAAGAAAAGAAACATTAAGAAAAAACTTTGGAGTTGACTATCCAATACAGAATAAAAAAGTTCTTAGTAAAATGAAAAATACGCTTATAGAGAAGTATGGTGTAGATAATATATCAAAAAGAGATAAACAAAATGAGGTTTCTTAAATAGAATACCTATATGATAGAATTAAAAGAAGGGGATGTTTACGAAGGACAGATTGAATTCTCAACAAGTGGTAACGCGTCCTTATTAGTAGAAGATAAAGAAATCTTCATTTACAAGAAAAACACGACTAACTCATTACATTTAGATAAAGTAAAAGTTCAGATATTCAAAGCTGAAAAAAAGTTAGAAGGAAAAGTTATTGAAGTTATTTCAAGATTTAAAACAGAGTTTGTTGGAAAAGTACAAATTGGGAAGAAAACTATATTCGTAGTTCCTGATAGTAATAAAATTCCAGTAGACTTTTATATTAAAGGTGGATTAAAAGCCGAACACGACCAAAAAGTTGTAATCGAGTTAATAAAGTGGGAAGATACAAAATCACCACAAGGAAAAATAATTAAAGTTTTAGGAGATTCCGGTGATAACAATGCTGAGATGAATTCAATTATGTTCGAATATGGACTACCTGTTGAATTTCCTCAAGAAGTTATTAACGAATCAATGTTAGTACCTGAAGTTATTACTGAAAAGGAAATTTCTTCTCGTAAAGATATGAGAGGTGTTACTACTTTAACTATTGACCCAGTTGATGCTAAAGATTTTGATGATGCTTTATCAGTTAATATAATTAATGATAATAAAATTGAAATAGGAGTTCACATTGCTGACGTAGGTCACTATGTTAAACCAGGAACTAAATTAGACGATGAGGCTTTCAAAAGAGCCACATCAGTATATTTAGTTGATAGATGTGTTCCAATGCTACCAGAACGTTTAAGTAATGGTATATGTTCACTTAAACCACATGAAGATAGATTAGCTTTTTCTGTTATCTTTACTTTAGATGGTGATGGTAACATCTTAAATACTTGGCAAGGTAAAACCGTTATTCACTCTGATAGAAGATTTGCTTATGAAGATGCCCAAGAAATAATTGAAGGTAGTGAAGGTGATTATTCAACCGAAATTAGATTACTTGATACTTTAGCTAGAAAGATTAGAAAGAAAAGAATCAAAGAAGGTTCTATTGAAATGGGAGGCATTGAAGTTAAATTCAAATTAGCCGAAGATAATAAGAAACCAATTGGTGTTTATTTCAAAGAACAAAAAGAATCTAACAAGTTAATTGAAGAATTTATGTTATTGGCTAACAAGTCAGTTGCTAAAACTTTATCAGAAGCTAGTTGGGCAAACGTTTATAGAGTTCACGATACTCCAAATATGGAGAAGTTGAATGCTTTAGTTGGTGTTTGTAAAACTTTTGGATATGATATAGAGATATATGATGATTCAACTGAAATTAAAAAATCACTTAATTCTTTATTAAAAGAAATTAAAGATACTCCTGAAGAAAATATGATTGAAACTTTAGTAACTAGATGTATGTCTAAAGCAACTTACACAATTAAGAACATTGGTCACTATGGTTTAGGATTTACTCACTACTCTCACTTTACTTCACCGATTCGTAGATATCCAGATTTAATCACACACAGAATATTACTTGATTTCTTAGATAAGAAAACTCAAGGTAATCCTGGTAAGATTGAAGAACAAGCTAAATGGTGTTCTGCTAGAGAATTAGTAGCTGCTAAAGCTCAAAGAGATTCAATTAAATACAAACAAGCTGAATATCTCTTAGATAAGATTGGTAAAGTATTTGATGGTATCGTTTCAGGTGTAACTGATTGGGGCATGTATGTTGAATTGATTGAAAGTAAATGTGAAGGAATGGTTAGATACCAATCACTTGAAGGAAAATGGTCAGCTGATACAGCTAACTATACAATAACAAGCGAAAATGGTGAAAAAATCAGATTAGGAGATTCTCTTAAAGTTGTAGTTAAATCAGTAGACTTAGAAAGAAAACAGATAGATTTTACAATATTGTAAATGGAAGGGTGGAGTGTAACAAAGTCTTTTAATATTGAATTAGATAATAATACCTTGGAACAATACGAGAAATTATTATCTAATTTTAATAATTGGTCTGAATATAAAAGAGAGATTAAATTAAACTCTGTTTTAGAAGATAAAAAAATTGAGTTTACTTTAGATATATCTGGTCACGCTCACGGTGTTATGTATGTAAATGTTATAGTTGATGATGCTTATGACTACGATGTTCTTAAAAAAGCATCATCAGCAATAAAGTTTATGAAATTCATACTTAAAGGTAACAATGTTTTAGAATTAGAAGTAACAATTAAAACAATGACCACTGAATGGGGAAAAATTATTAGAGACTTAATTGAATCAGAAGTTGAACTAGAACTCAAACAAAACATAGTAGATAATCAAGTTAAATCCTTCTACTTTATTTATCCGAAAATGACAGCATAAAAAAACCTCTCAAATTTGAGAGGTTTTCTTTTTTTATATAAGTTTTAGAATTCAAATTCACCACCACCTTCAGCAGGAGGAGTTTCAGGAGCGGCTTGTGCCTCAGGAGCGGCTTGTGCCTCAGGAGCGGCTTCACCACCCTCAGCTGGAGCCTCACCACCTTCAGCAGGAGCACCTTCAGCAGGAGCACCACCTTCAGCACCAGCGGCCGCACCACCACCAGCAACACCGAGAGCATCTTTAGCCCAGTATTTTTGATTTTCAGCTTTTTCTTCTGGTGTCAATTTAAATACATTATCAATTAAATACTCAACGTGGAAGTAAGGTTTTTCACCATTCATAATTCCAACTAAAGTACCAAATATTTCTGCTTTCTTAGCCAAGTTATTTAATTTCTTCCATTCTTCAAATACTTGATTTGAGTTAAAGTTAATATCAATTTGATTCATAAGAATCTCATCTTCTTTCAACTCAGGAAACTCAATTAACATTTGTAGTTTCAAAGGCTTAACAATAAGTTCTTTGAAGTTAGCTCTTAATCTATTAATAAAGTTGTAAAATTTAATCTCATCTCTCGTCATATCAGCCGAGTCATTGATTAAGTTACCACCACCATTTTCTTTATCAAAACGTTGGAAAGGAATCTTAGAAGCTCTTTTTAGGGCATTGTAGAACCAAGTCAACATATCCGACTCATTTAAGTTATGTCCTTCAGGTGAAACTAATTCCATAGCTGGTGTACCAGCATCTCCTTCAGGGAACCAAATTTGTTTATTATAAGGTAAGTGTTTAGCCCCATTGATAGTTAATGTACCTAATGAATCATCCCATTCAACTTCTTCTGAATAATCATTGATTAATTGACCAATTTGTTCTTCAGCTCTTTGTCTTGATAAACCTTTAATAGGAATAGTAAACTTTTGATAAACTGTAGCATTAATAATGTTAAACATTACTCTTGTTTGCTCAAGAATCTTTAATTGGTTATATGGTTTAATTAAACCTTCTACATAAGATGTTTCTGAATAATCATTTTGAGATGAATAAGAAATATAAACTAACTGAGAATCTAAGAAGATTCTTCTCAATTGAGGATCTTCAGGAAACTGAATCCATAAGTGACCAATAGATGGCTCAAATGCTGGAACTAAAGTATCTGGTCTTAATCTGTTAAAACCAATAATATTCTTTTTCTTATCATCATAGATAATTTCTAATGCTAAATAACCATCAATTAAAAAGTCTTTCATCATATTCCAGGCAGTAATACTATCAGAGAATCCAAACTTATTATAAATCTTTTCAAAATATTCTTGATACTTATCTTTAATCTCTTGTGAATAATCATTTGATAAAGGCTTAGGAGAACAGAAATCTCTTTCATCATTATAAACAATACTTTCATCAGCTAATGAACTAATAAAGTCTCTAATTTCATCTTTAATTGAATATTCTCTTAAAATTCTTCTTTTATCACCATAAGCTTTATCTAAGTAAGGAATTGATTTTCTATTTAAGACAGAAGCTACGGCTCTTTGAGAGAAGAAGTCATACATTGAGTTACCTCTAGCCGCATATGGATCTTCGTTAATACCAATACCAACTTGGTTTCTAACAATCATATCATCATAGTTCATACCATAAGATGATAAACCTCTTAAAATTCTATTAAAAAGTCCTTTATTCTCAACAGCACTGTTGGTGTAGGCGAAATTTGTTTGACCTGAACCTGCGTTAAATTGATTATATGATGCCATTTATTAATAAGTATTTCGTTTATATATTAAAAATCCAAAGTCCCTCCAAAAAGAGTAAAACCCACTGGTGTCAGTAGGTTTTTTATAGATTATAAATAATAAGTTCTTTGTATTAATTTAAGATCACCAGAATTTAAGCTATACTCTTTTAAGTATCCAACAAAATCTGGTTGAAAAAGACAAAGTTGTTCAATAAGTTGATTAAACTTAATTGTAGATTTTCTATTCATAAATTTATTACCTTCTTGCCAACTAATTTCACCTTCAGGTGTAGCCTTGGACATCACACTATGTGTATAACCACCATTAGATTCGAACATAACTTGAAGAGTCCAAGCTGTTCCTGATTTAAATATTCTAGCACTATGAAATTTTGCCATTGGAAATTCTTTAACATTACCAACTAAAATATCAAACTCCATATTTTTGATAAGCATCATAGCCATGCTTTTAGCATGTGATTTAACTTCTTCTGCTTTCTTAACTTGACCATATCCAGCCATTTTATCAGCAGCACTCATATATGTAGAATAATCAAGTTCTTCAAATTTTCTTAAATGTCTCATTTAAAATTGTAATTTTTATAGAGTATATATTATTATCTATTACCATATTTTCGCAAATTGGTCTGAATTCTTTTAATATGGTCTTTTAACAAAACATACTTTTCATTAATCTCACCTCTAGTGTCATAGAAGTCATCTATTGTTGAATTCATAATCTCTTGATTTCTTTTATCTTTATCCTTTAACTTAGCTTGCCATATACTAAATAATTTACCTGGATCGTATTTATTTTTAGGATGACCAGCAATTAAAAATCTTGGAACAGAATTCATTTCTATTCTATGTACCATTTTAATTTGTAAAGCATTATATTCGACTAAAGCATATTCAAATCCATATTTAATTAACTCAGCATACATACCCTCATAACTAACCGCTAATGGCTGATCTTTTTCAAAATCTTCTTCCTTCATAAAATTATCAAATAAAAAAGCTCTGACTTCTAATGGTATAAAGTTAAAATTCACACCAAATATAATTATTTGATTGCTTATCTTTTTATAGTTAGTAACAAAAATCGGAGACCACTTCATCCAATTGGAATCATCTAAATAATGAAAATGATAAAAATTACCAGGTAATATATCACTAACACTAATAGACTTTACACTTTTATCAGATTTTTGATATTTTTCATAAAAATAAAGTGAATTGTTTTTGAAGTTATCAGCCAATCCATCACCATCAACTAACATTCTTAATCCTATTCTATCTACTAATTCTCCCATGGAAATCTGTTTTCTTTTATATATAAAATAAACTAATCCAAGGTATGTTAAATTCAAAACCAAATAATGCTAACTACAATCAAGGCAACTATATACCAAAGTATAAAGACAAAGTAATTAAATTGAATACACAAGGTGGTGTATATTATAGAAGTTCTTGGGAAAAGAAGATAATGACTTGGTTAGATAATAATAAAACTATTACTAAATGGGGTGCTGAGTGTATGAGAGTACCATACCAAATGACACACTTTGATAATGGTGACACTAAAGTAAAAGAACATTGTTATTATCCAGACTTCTATTATGAGATGAGAAACTCTGAAGGAGTACTTAAACAAGTCGTTGTAGAGGTTAAACCATTCAAAGAGTATAAGATGGTTCAAGACTTAAATGAAGGCAACCTGGTCGTTCCTGAGAATGGAATGAAGAAGTTAAAAAACTTCGAGTATGACCTTAAAATGGCTTACAAGAATAAGAACAAATGGGAAACTATGATTAATTGGTGTAATATGAAAGGTTATGAATTTATTATCATAACAGAACAACATCTAAAGAAATTTAACCTTTAATTTTATAAATAAGTATAATTAAAATAAATATTATAGAGATACTTGGTAAAATATTATCCCATATAATGTAAAGTTTTCTACTTATATGATAGAATGGAAATCTAAGTAAGTGTAAAAATGTTAAAAATATAAACAAACTTGATTGAGATGACCAAATACCAATAATCAACCAAATCCAAAACATTAGTCTGAAGACATAATGTAAGATATCAAATCTACTAAAAGACTTAACATCTAAAGACTTGATACTAATATCTAATCTAGTTTTATTAAAAACATAATAAACTTCGTTAAAAGCAAATAAAATAGATATTAGGTAAAATAGGGTAATCATCATATAGTATCGGTGTTAAATATTATTTCTTCAAATTTTAATAAATTTTGAAAAGCTGATTCATTAATTTTAACAGACTTCTCTTCAATAATCATATTAAATATTTTATCTTCTACAAAAACTTCTATCCATTCTCCAACAATTCTATCATATTCATTAGGAATAATTGAATTATCTCGACTTCCATAGATAGAAGATACATAGATATCTCTTTCTTTAACATTTAAATGTAATGAACACCCATCACTAAGAAATCCCTCTTTGGTATTAGATTCTTCCCAAAGTTGTAATATTACTTTATTCATTTTTAAATTTTTGTATTTATTTTAGTGATCTAATTAAACAAAGTTTAGTAAAAAACATAAAATAAAAAAAAACAAATCATTTATGAGTAATATCAAACTAGAGTACATTTGGCTTGATGGTTCAAACCCTCAACAACTTAGAAGTAAAACTAAAATCGCCTCAGAAATTAATTCTATGAATCCTTCTGACTATTCAATATGGTCATTTGACGGAAGTTCAACGTTACAAGCACAATCAGGTAAAGGTAAAAACACAGACTGTTTATTAAAACCCGTATTTGTAACATACGATCCATTTAGAAAAGGATTAAACAAATTAGTTTTCTGTGAAGTTCTTAACCCAGACGGAACACAACACGAAACAAACAACAGAAGAACATTAGCTGAAAAAGTTAATGAATTGGGCATCAATTCAGGTGATAAATTAGAACTTCCTTGGTTTGGCTGGGAACAAGAATACACTCTTACACACAAACCAATGATTCCATTTGGCATTGGTGAAGGTATTCCATTAGGATTTACTTTGGATCCAAATTCAACACCAAGACCTCAAGGTGACTACTACTGTGGTATCGGATCTGATAATGTAGTTGGTAGAGACATTGTTGAAGAACATATGAATATGTGTATGGAAATTGGTTTAGATATTTCCGGTATTAATGCTGAAGTTCTTTTAGGACAATGGGAATATCAAATTGGACCAGTTACTGCTTTAGAAGGTTCTGACCAATTATGGGTTTCTCGTTATTTGTTACAAAGAGTTGCTGAAAAATATAATGTTAAAGTTTCTTTACATCCTAAACCACTAAAAGGCGACTGGAACGGAACAGGTTGTCATGTTAACTTCTCTACTAAAGAAATGAGAGAAGAAGGCGGATTAGACATCATTAAAGAAACTATGTCTAAATTAGAAAAGTATCAAAGAGAACACATTGCGGTTTACGGATTACATAACGACCAAAGATTAACTGGTGCTCACGAAACATCAAGTATCAATGATTTCAGTTACGGCTTCTCTACAAGAGACACATCTATCAGAATTCCAGCACAAGCAATTGTTGAAGGAAAAGGCTACTTTGAAGATAGAAGACCAGCTTCTAACTGTGATCCTTACCAAGTATCACTTAGAATGTTACAAACAGTTTATTCTGAATTTGAGGTTTCAACAGAAGCATAACATAAATGATTATAAAGTAAAAATCCACTCAATTGAGTGGATTTTTTATTTTAAAGATGTTTTGAATTTTTTCCTTTCGTCTTTTCTGTCTTGAAGGAAATATAGTTATAGGTATGCTACTAGTACTAAATGCTGGTGTCATAACTATATCAAATGTTTTTAGATTAAAGTGAGTGGAGTCCTTGTCCATCGTTTGAACCTTCAATTGAAATTAATTTGATTAAGTGTTCGTTATCGCCTTTTTTCTTGTAAAGTTCATTATAACCTTTGGCAATTCCTCTTTTGAAGACCTCTGTAAAGTATGCGAAGGCATTAACAGATTTATCTTCATTAAAATTATACCAGTTTTGGAACATATCTAATAGTCCTGATTGGTAACAGTCTAATTTATCATCATTAGACCAATATCTCATTTTTTTGATTGTTTTTTTGGCAAGTAGTTCTAACATTTTCTCTGCGTTTCTAGTTAGTTTGCCTTGTGCTTTTGATACTATTACTTCAATGTATAAGTCTTTGTTGTTTAGGTACATTCATTGATACTTATTTTTTAAGGCTCTAACTTTAGAGACCTTTCATGTTATACGTTTATGTAACATGTAAGTTTATTTTAAAATAAAAAATCCTCAAATTTCTTTGAGGATTTTTATTAATATTTAATATTAAAGTTTAATTCTTTCGTTATATTGAAGTTCTTTAGTAGCTTGTAATTCAGTATCTAAGTTGTCTTTTCTTTTCTCTAAGTTTTTAAGAGCTGTAGTTAAAACTTCTGATTCACCAATCATTTGGATAGAACCTTTAACTTTAGAGATATTGAAATTAACATCTTCTAATTTCAAAGTGATTTCTCTTTCTTTATCTTCAAGTTTTCTTTTAACGATTAATTCTTTATCTAATTTATTTTCAAAGAAATAAGTTAAATCATAGTTTAATTCGTTTCTTACTTCGTTTACTAATTCTAAAGCAGATTCGTATTTGAAGAATGAGTTACCATATCTTTCATCACATCTGTAAACAAAAGTATTGTTTTTGTAATTGAAAGCAAATAATTCTAAATAAGGGTTGATTAAGTTGTTAACTTTTTTAACAACATCTAACTCTACAAATTTATCTAAGTTTTTAGAAACTTCAACTAAAATAGGATAGAAATTTTTGTTTACGATTGGAATAATTGGAGAAGAGAATAAAGATTCTAATGTAGTTTCTTCATTTAATTCATCATCGTTGATATAAAGACCAGATTTTTTACCAACAGCTAAACCAATTGTTAAGTATTCAGAAATTCTAAAGTTAACTCTATCTTCAGAAACTTGAGCATACTTCATTGCTGTTTCTAACATTCTTAAAGATTTTAAAGATTCTTCATCTTTAACGTGATTTTCTAATAATGTTTTTTCAATTGTATTTTCAGATAATAAGAACCATGAATCTTTAACTAAAGCAACGTGACCATCTTCTACTTGCTCAACAATAGTGAATGTAGACTCACCTTTACCACCACTTAAAAGATTTGATCTTTTTTCAGGTGATTTTGTTAAATTATGAACAAATAACTTAACTTCTGGAACCCAGTCATAAACAGCCAATTCATTAAGAATTTTTGACATTCTATCTTGGTCAGTTTCTAAATTAATAGTTTGAAGAACAACATTCAAAGGTTGTCTGTAAAGTTCTCCTTGATTCTTAGAGTTAAGAACATTATATAAATTTTTTAATTCATATAATAATTCATAATTTTTCATATCATCATTAAGATTCTCTAAAAGAGATTTAACGCTCTTATCATAAGTGTATGGTTTAAGTCTATCGTTAAGAGAAACTATGATTTGCTTTTCAGATAACTGATTACAAGCATTCATATGTCCCTCAACTATCACAGAAACTTCCTCCTGGTCAAGAGTAAGGTCCTTTTTGAAGTTAAATAACTCAAGTTTAAGATTCTTCATATTTTAAAATATTTTTTTTTATATACTCTATATATTATAGATAAAAAGTCATTTTTTACCATTTTTAAATTTATTTATTATTAAGGGTTTGATGCGTCTGCGGGTCCTTGAGAACCATTCGGATTTATTATATTTCCTGATGCTTTTTCTCTTGCTTTTAATATATTATTAAACCATCTTGTTCTCTTAGGAGAAACAATCAAGTAATCAGAGTTAGTAAACGATCCATATCCATCACTAGGAGAAGATGCTGATGATTGTGTATTATAGAAACTAGTAGTTGCGCCATAAGGAGGAACATCTCTAACGCCTAATCCACCACCAGAGCTAGTGTCAGTTCTAGATCCACCAGGAGTACCAGGACCACCAGGTGTTTGATTGGCACCACCAGGTCCACCTGGCATACCAGGTTGTTGAAAATAATCAGAAACACCACCATTAAGAGCAAATCCATTCAAATCACTCATACCTGAACCATATGATTGTGGATAACCAGTACTATTAATTCTATCACTTCTAAATGCGGGATAGTAAGTTTCAACTGTAAAAGAAACTTTCATCTTGATATTATTATCAGATGTTAAATTCTTTTCTCTAGACATTTCAATTTGATTTGAATCAGGCATTAAAATAACAGCATCAATATTCATAAAGTTATACTCAAAGTACATAAACTTATATAACCAAAGAGTATCCATAATAGCCTGAGAACATTTGAATGTGTCTATCTCAGAACTTAATAATATTTCTAAATCATAATTCACTGTAATAGGAACTGCTCTAACTTTAGCGATTACTTTTCTAATCTCAACTTCATTCTCAACAACCATTCTCAACCAAACATTAGGATTAGCAAATTCATCAGATTTAATATTGAAACCGGTCATAGTTAAATGACCTCTTGGTATCATATCTGTATTTAATTCAACAAATCTATTTTCAGAAACTATATCATCAGAAAATGAATCTAAAAGAAATCTTTCATCTCCTGTTAAAGAGTAATAAAAAGGAACTTGAACATAAACATCACCAGATGTAAATCTATTAATCCATTTTATTTGTCCTTCTAACGTATCTAAAACACAAACTGTTAAATCTCTAAAAAATACGTCTTCAAAATTAAATCTTTCTCCTATCATATCGGTATATATTAAATATAAACTTTCTCTTCATGAGATTATATACCTATTAACTAATTGAATAAATATGTCTGTTAAATCATTACTCTTATGGGAAAAGTGGCGTCCAAAAACTATGGATGATGTTATTCTTTTACCTAGAATTAAAAAACATTTTGAAAATGGTGTTAACCAAAACTTTATATTTTACGGTCACTTTGGTACCGGAAAAACCAGTTTGGCTAGAATACTTATTGGTAAATACACAAAGGATAAGCCGTATCTTGAATTAAACTCATCTTTATATACATCTATTGATGTGTTAAGAAGTGAGATCGAAGATTTCTGTAAATTTACACCAATGATGGAGACTGACTCTGATATTAAATACATCTTCTTAGATGAGTTTGAAAGAGTGTCGGCTCAATTTCAAGATGCCTTCAAAGCATTTATTGAAAAGTATAATAAGAATGTTAGATTCATTATCACAACCAATCACTTAAATAAAATTTCTGATGGTATTAAGTCTAGAATTCCTCAAATCAACTTTGACTGTCAAAGTCTTGAAGAAGAGAAGTATCTTAAACAAGAAGTTTATAAAAGAATCAATAATGTAATTTTACCCAAAGAAGGTAAAGAGATTCCTAAAGAAGATTTAGCTTCTATTATTACTAAAAAGTTTCCAGACTTTAGGTCTATAATGGTTGAAGTTCAAAACTATTTAGAAACTGGTAGTTTAGGTGAAAATTCATCCAATGTATCTAATAAAGTAAAATTAGATTTATACTCTTGTATCTATGATAAGTCATTAGACTATGAGAAAATCTATCACTTCTTGATGACTAACTTTGGTGCTGAAAAGATTGATGTAATGATTAGACTTTTAGGAAAACCATTTATTGATTGGTCTATATCAGAAAGTAAAAATATAGATAAACTATTTGAATGTAATTTCATTATATCAGATTATTCATCTAAATTAGAAACCAATACAGACCCAATTGTTTTAGGTCTTACCATTATTGGTAAATTCAGAGATAAACTATTGTAACAAAAGAGCCATAATATATTAATATATATGTTATGGCTTTTGACTTTTCAGACTTTTATATTATTTACCCAGGACATCCAAGATTTAATGATATCCAAATCATTGAAGATGATGTTATTAGAGTTATTATACAAAAATGGGAACTAATGATATTCACAAACAAAGGTGAATTATTTTGTGATCCTGAATTTGGAGGTGATTTGCCAAAATATTTACACGAAACAAGGCTATCAGCCGAAACAATAGAAAGTGAATTAAGAGCTCAAGTAAGAGAATATATTACCGAACTAGAATCTATAAATTATACACTAGAAGTTAATTTTTATGAGGATCCTGAAAGATATCAAGAGTACATGGAAATAAATTTTCAAATAGCAGACTATGAGGTTTATGCTGTCGTAACTTAAATATATAGACTATGAGATACATTAAAACATTTGAGTCTTATATTGATAATGAACTAATATCTAACATGGAGTTTTATAAAGTTCCTTCAGGTGAAAAAACTTTATTTAAACCATCATTTGGTGCTAAAAAAGGTGAAACCGATTTTTATCAATTAAGACTCGAAGGCAAACCTATAGTTGAAATAGAAGTTAATCCAAATTCGAATTACGGTAAACCTGAAATAATGTCAGCATTCTCAGATATGAGAGGTAAAGGATTAGGTGAGTATCTTGCTAAGAAAGTTTTAGACATTTATTTAGAAGATGAGGTCTTTGTAAGATGTACAAAGGATAGTAAAAAGTTCTGGCAAAGGTGTGGTGCTACAGTTGCTGATTCAAAAGATCCTTATTTACTACACTTTATTAAATAGGGCAACTATTAGCAGTATAAATATACTTATAATCTCTTTTAATTTTAACTCCTAAACTCTCAGCAGTAGTAACAACATCTTCTAAACACTCAGAATCAGCACCACCGACAATTGTAACTTCTTTACCATTAAGTGACTTTAATAATTCATATAGTTTTATAGGACAGTGAAACCAAACGTGATTATTGTTTATGTAAGTAATAATAGTTCCTTCTTTAGTATTGAATATATCACCTTTCTTTAATAAACTCTTATCTTCTTTATCAGAAATTTCTTGATAAACATCTTTGTCTAATATCTTTTTATAGAAATCAGCATCTACTTTGTAGTTATACCTTTTCTCAATAAGGTCTTTTTGATTAGTAAAATGATAAAGATCTTTATGAATAGGAATTACAGGTGTTTCATCATATAAATAATCTTTATCTACATTCTTACCATCTGTATGATTATCCCAAATTTGATAAACATTTTGAAAGTTATTACAATACTTCTTTAATTCATTAAGATACATTTCTGAAAAGAACTTTCTAAATGATTTTTGAACATCAACTATAATTAATGTTCCACTACTATGACTCTCAAATGTTTTAAGGAATTTCATAAAGTATATATTAAATAAAAAACCCATCAAAATATTTGATGGGTTTTAATTCTTTGAATATTTTATAGATTAAAGAGGTAATTCTTCTTCACCTTCTTCTTTTTCTTCTTCACCTTCTTCTTTTTCTTCTTCTTCACCTTGTGCTGGTTGAGCTTGTCCTTGTGCTGGTTGAGCTTGTCCTTGTGCTGGTTGAGCTTGTCCTTGTGCTGGTTGAGCTTCTTCTCCTTGTGCTGGAGCTTCTTGAGCCTGACCTTGAGCAGGTTGAGCTTGTGCTTGAGGTTCTTCAAATTCACCTTGTGCTGGAGCTTCTTGAGCTTGTGCTTGAGGAGCTTCTTGAGTTTGAGCTGGTTGAGCTTGTGCCTGAGGAGCTTCTTGAGTTTGAGCTTGAGGTTGAGCCTCTACTTGAACTTGAGGTTGAGCCTGAGGTTGTGTTTGAGTTTGTGATTGACCACCACCCATTAAAGCACCACCAGGAATTTTCTCAACATCTAAGTTATCCATATTAATAAACTTTACAATTTCTTCAGCAATATCAACATCACCAAAGAACGTGCGTAGGTTTTTACCTGTAGTGTCTTTTACTTTTTTCACATAAGCATTGATTAAAGATTGAGGAATATCAATCATTGTCTTTACTTTGTAAATATCGTTTACTTGAAGAACCGATTCTTTAATGATTTCTTCTCTGTTCTTTTTAATACGATAGTTTTCATATGTTCTGATATGCTTCATTTGTATTTGAATATTTTTTATAGATTATATATTAAACTAAAAAACTCATTTTTTATCAATTAGTGTACTAGTAATAAACCGAGTACTAAACCAATAATAGCGACACCTCCACCGATACCACCAAAGACCATTTTAGTTTTCATTTTTCTTATTTGTAGATTCTTTTCATCAATAACTTGTTGTCTATTATCAACTTGTTCTTCTAAAATAAGAATCTTTTTAAGATAAGCAGCAACTTCACCTTGTAATGATTTAATTTGTTGGTCTTTATTGTTCAAAGACTCTTTTAATTTAGCAATTTCCAATTTTTGAGAAGCAATTACTTGTTCTTTATCATTGATAACTCTAACACAAACTGAATCATATTGACCAATTTGAGTACTTTGTTTTTCTAAAAGAGCCAATAAGTCAGTACCATTATCAAGTGACTGAGCTTGTTCAATAGTCATTACAATAACTTGTTGACCATTTGAATCTGTTTCAAATTTAGGGTAATCTATTTTAGCCTGTGAGTATTGTGAGTAAGCACTTAAACTCAACACTAAACCAACTATAAGTGATAAAAACTTTTTCATATTAATGTTTTGTTTTATTTTTTAATGATTCTAAAAGAGCATCTCCTGTTCTATTAGGAGGATGATTCTTAATCTCTTCAATCTTATGTTGAGTTTCAGCTAAATCACTTCTCAACTTATTCAAGTTAGCTTTAGACTTGTTAGCCTCAGCTTCTGCCTTTCTAGTTAAAGCCTCTTGTTTAGTTATTTCAGCTTGTAATTTAATGTCTAATTGTCTAAGACTATCAGATTTTGCTCTCCAAGTGGTGATTTCTAAATCAACAGCTTTCTTTTGAGCTTCTAATTCTTTGAATTGTTGCTCTAGTTGTTTAACTCTTTCTTTTGATGCTTTATCACCTGAGAAGAACCACTTAAAACCAAATAAAAGTGTCAGTCCAAGTAAGATTAATATCAAAATTGATTTAATATCCAATTTCATAAAAACTTATTATTTTTGGAATTATATATTATTTTACCAAACCGACCTTTTATTTTTGAGAAATTTTATATATATTTGTAAATATTTAAAAAACTATGACGTATAAAAGACTAATATCTTTCGATTTTGATGACACTTTATTCCATACACCAAAACCTGAAGAAGGCGAAAAAATCTGGAAGGAAAAAACAGGAACAGATTGGCCATATAGTGGTTGGTGGGGTCGTCCAGAAAGTATTGACCCTGAAATATTTAACATTCCATTGAATCAATGGGTTTATAAAAAATATTTAGAAGCCGTATCTGATCCAGAAAACTATGTTATATTAGCAACTGGTCGTCTTAAAAAGAAAGAAGGTATGTCTAGTCATATCCAAACTATTTTAAATCAACATAACCTATCATTTGATGAAATTCATTTAAACTGGGGCGGTGATACATACCACTTCAAAACTAAATTATTTGAAGAAAAAATTGAAGAACTTGGCGTTCATGAATTTGTTATGTATGATGATAGACAAGAACACTTAGTTAAATTTGAAGAATGGGCGGAAGAACATCACGTTCAAGTTACAGTAGTTGATGTTGTAAACAAAAAAGAAACTATTTTCTAAAATAATATATAATATTCAATTTATGGCAACAATTACAAAAAAGAAAACATCTTCTAAAGTAGAAGAAATTTTATCTAAACCATACAAACTGGTTTTACACAATGATGATCACAATACATTTGAGTGGGTTATTACTTGTCTTATGAAGATATGTAAGCATGAAACCGAACAAGCTACTCAATGCGCTCATATTGTTCACTACAATGGAAAGTGTGATGTTAAATACGGAGATATTGAAACAATAGCAACTATGAAAGATAAACTCAGAAGTGCTGGACTAAGTGCTACGATGGAGGCAAACAACTAATGAAATACCTTAAAAATATTTGGAACTATCTAGCAGAAATACAAAAATATGTTGATGAAGTTCAGAATAGACAAATCTTTGGAAAATTCTAAGACATACTTTTAGTATGTCTTTTTTTATTTACCAAACCAGTTAGTTCCATTCCCACCAAAGCCATTATTATTAGCTTTATACCTATTCATTTGTTGTCTTCTTATTTTCAAAACTTGACCATAATCAACACCCTCAACATAATCTATTCCTTTTAGTGTCTCTCTAACATAGTTCATATACTCTTTATCAACAAACTTACTAGACCACTCTTCAATCATTTCAGAAAAATCGTGTCTACTAAAAACAGTTGTAGCATTTACGATAGTCATAACAGTATCATCATGACCAACGTCTGCCGCATATCTTGTGTTACCGGCTGATGTAGTATGTTTAACAAATGTTGTGATTTCTCTAATATTATCTTCATTAGTAATAACGAATCCTTTAGTTTGCATGAGATCCTGATAATCTTTAACCATGAGATTCTTATTTTCTCCTACCTTTAACCCCACCTTTTCTTCAGTAGCATCGGCTCTATGTTTATATCTAACAAATACAGAAGAGCCATAATTATTATTACCATCAAAAACGTGAGGTAGCTCAGCAAATAAAGTATTACCATAGTTATTCAACTCGACAACTACTTTACAGTTATCAGGATTTAAGTATTCAAATACAATCATATAAAGTAATTCGGCTAACTGCTTAACAGAAATATAATTGTTTCTATAAATACCTATTTGCTCTAATCTAAAGAAATCAACTATTGATTTATATGATGGTTTTTGTAATTCTGTTAAATCTTTTGGTTTCTCAGAAACTCTAAATATGTTTATAATAGAATAATCTTGTCCAAGTCCCTCTGATATATCGACAGATATTACAATCTTATAATCTTTCCTCATTAATGGTATAAAAACATTATCATCCTCAACCCATTTTAAATCAGTATAACTAAATTTTAGTTTTTTATCAAACTCGAATATAGGCTCATGTACATAATGTTTTTTATTTTTCAATAACTCATCAATAATTGCCTCATTCAATAATGATTTAGAAGCATTAATAAATCTTAAACCATACTCTTGGTTGAAGGCATCCTCACCACCAATATCTTTTATAGCTTCTTCTTTCCAAGTTGTAACCTCAGCAATAGCCATAATAGGAACTTCAAAACCATTCTTATCAATAAATGTTAATTTCTTAACATCTTCATCTGTACATTTATCATCATTAAAGATATTAATCACATCTTTGAGTAAGTCCATATTATATTCCATAAAGACTTTTGTCTGACTACCCCACTTCTGATTAACTAAATCAAATATCTCTTCTTTAGTTACACCATATTCATACATTTTATGTGGATTTAATCTAATATAAGTAACAAAACGACCAGGTACTTGATACCAGTAAACTCTCATTGGCTTATAGTTATTCTTCATTGGATCACCCTCAGGTCTTTCAGCATCAGTTAATAACCTATGGAATAGGTTCATACCATTTGGAGTAGAAGTGATGATAATCTTTGAATTTTGAACAGCAGCGGTTGTCGGAAAAGCAGCAGTATAGTATGGTTCAATAATATTTGAAGGAATGTGAGCAAACTCATCTAAGTAAAGTACGTCAATAGTAAAACCGATCGCTGGAGTCTTTGTTCTAGCTGATGTTTTAATTCTACAACCATTCTCAAATGTTAACGACTTCTGATTCCAAGTTTTAATACCTGGTTTTAAGAAAAATGGTAGTAAAGAGTAAATAGATTTGATTTTATCAACAATCTCAACAGCCGTATCGCCTTTGTTAGCAACAATCATTATATTCTTATCATTATCAAATAATATCTTGTGTAACATGAAAATAGAAGATGAGATTGTTTTACCAACCTGACGAGATGCCATTAAGATACTAAATCTATTATTAACAAAACTATCAAGCATCTCTTTTTGGTAATCTCTTAACTTAATAGAGCCAATAGAGCCATCTTCTCGTTTTACTTTACAATATTTTTCCACAAAATAATGAACATCTAAGGCACATCTAACATACTCTTGTTGTTCATCAGCAGTCATCCTAAATGAAACACCGGCTCTTCTCAAGCCTACTTCACTCTTTAACCAAGGATTTTGATATCGTTTAACGACTATACCATCATTAATCTTATCAGTTGCCTCTTCTACTAGTTTGGTTGTAAAAACCATTTGTCTTTCTTGTTGTGGAGCAAATGCCATATTTTAGGAAAAGATATTTTTTAATATATATTGTAAAAAACCGCCTTCTATGTCAAAAACAGAGAACGAAAGAAATAGAATCAAAGATGAATTCGATGAAATCCAATCGGAAAGTGGCGAATTTGATATAAGTAAACACCTTGCTAGACCTGAGGATTTACCAGATTTAGGTGAAATAGAAATATATGATTATGATTCAGACATGACAGTTGCTAGCCAACAGTCTATGGAAGTATTAGAATCACTTATTGATTTATATTTAAGTGATGTACCTCAATTAAAAGAACATCCTTATATAAGAAATAAAATGAGAGAAGATGCTAAAGTTTATGCTGAAACAATCTTCTTATCAAAAATGACTAGAAAGAACTTCTTATCACAGTTAAGACAAGTTGATAATGGAGATAATTCTGCTAGAATGCATGAAGTTGTCAATCAAACAATTGGTCAAATTAGAGAAAACTCTAAATTCTCATCCACACAAAGAACTGAACTTGAGAAATTTTATAAAGGACTAAGAAAAGATTTAGGTCTTAATGAAATTGAGAATCCAGAAGTTATTAAAGCTCAAAATATAGCGGCTGAAGAATCGGCTGGTGAGTCAATAGGTGGTGGAGAAATAATGGATAATAGAAAGCTTAATGATTTAATTAAGAATGCTATGATTAGTAAAGAGAAAGATAAATAATTATCTCCATTTAAAACTTTCAAACACTGTTATTAAATTACTAAATTGAATATCTACTTTTGTAGTTACAAATCTATTTACTTTATTACCAGTTATTAAATTAACATATAATGTGTATTTTTTAGATTTCAAATCTTCTTTAATAATTTCTTTTAATTTATTATCAGTGTTTGATAACAAAACAGTTAAAAGTTTATTAGATTCTTTTGCTAGTTTAATAACATTTTCTTCATCATCATAGAAGAATAATTCATCATATTGACCTAACTTTTCTTCAGTAAACTTATCACCTTCAGTTTTAAGACCAACTATATGTTGTAATAATAATCTAACTTTCTTATGAGAAATATCATCAGATACTTTATTATAGAATGTTTCTGATATAAAATAGAACTTTTTAATAATTAGACCATTTTCTTTTAATTTATCTTCTATTTTAGATATCATTAACTCATAGTTTCTCTTAGTATTCTTTGAGCATATTACATAAATATCATCATCTGTATTTTTCAAATGTAAAATATTTTCTAAATTAATATCATAATCTAAATTTTCAATTAATTCTTTATTCATAAACTCTTGTAAAGAAAAAGCTAAATTAGAAATATCGGCTCTGTGATTTTTAGCTTTAATTTTTATCTTCTCAAATAAATCTGTTGGTAACCAATAAGTGTGTCCACTAAAATTTATAGAGTTTCCTTGGCTTTTATAAATACCTTTTTTAATTAAATTAAAATCACTTTGTGATATTTTCATAATAGGTATATTTGGAATAGTCTTATCCACTAACCAAACTTTATTATCAGTTGTCAATATTGTATCTAAGTCAAAAAAGTGTGCTTTCATTATAATTTATAATTTGTTACTTTATATTTAAGTTGATGAGGCATGCCATCAAATCTACTACCTTCATATTCTTTATCTTTCCACTCAACACCACCACTTAGTTCACTATCAAAGCTTCTACACTTTGGACATTGACTTGGTGGAGTTTTTTGAACTTCACTTAAAACATCATTTATTTTAGATGTTCTGATATCACTTTTTACTTCTACCATATCTGACTCTGTATAATAGAAATGTCCTTTACACCAAGGATTTCTACAAACTGTTTTCATTTGTTCCATAAAGTATATATTAAATAAAAAATCCCATCATTTCTGACAGGATTTCTTAAATATATATTTTTCTATTTTTTATACTCTTACCATATTTTTACTTATTGCGAAATTATATAGTGTTGGTAGATTTAGGTATTTCATAAATGCGTTTCTTACGTCTAATAATGTTTTTGATTTTTTAACTAAATTTACTATAAGAAAACCAAACTCTTCTTGAAACTCTAAGTAACAATCACACCAAGGTCTATTATAATGGTCTAATGTGTTCCATTCTTTATATCCACCAGATAACCAGTATAGTGATTTTTCTGGGGTTATGTTTTCATATATCATTTTTTTATCAATTGTCGTGTTCCAAATAGGGTCGTTCCAGTCAATTTTTCTCATTAGAATTGAAACTGCTTCAGCTACGTCTGATGTCATTTCTGGTCCGATTTCAAAGAAGTAATCATTTCCTTCTTTAGTAACCCTTAACTCTCTTTGATTCAAAATTTCCTTCTCTTGTTGTTTTTCAAGAGTAATTCTTTTTCTCTTCATAGTAATCATGTTAATTTTTTATATCTGTGTAAGATTAATACCACTGCGCCATTTACCACCGAAATTGCCGTTTTCCCATATACCATTTTCCCAGTTTCCATAGAAGCTACCATCTTTAAAAATACCATAGTACCAATCTCCTGTGTAGAAACTGCCATTTTTCCATATAAGTGTGTTGTTTTTTATTTCTAACTGAGCGTTCTCAATCTCTGAGTCAATAAGCCAGTAGAATTTCTCTTTAACGAGAATATCGTTGATTTCATTAGCACTTGTGTAAGTCTTACCACGATAATTTAGTTCTGAATATCTCATAATAAAATATGAATTTGTATGTCTTATATATTCTAATTTTTTATTATCAAATCGACAATCGTGGATTTTATTAAAATTTCAAAGGTGGGTAAAAAAAAATATATTTTAAAATAAAAAAACCGGACATATGCCCGGTTTTTTAAGAATATGGAAAAAAATGATTTTTTTTATTTACTAAGGCTATTCAAAAAGTCTAATTCTGCTTTAGTCAAAGACTTCATACCAGTAGCACTGATTTTTTCTAAGATAGTGTCTACATCTAAAACTACGTCGAATTCGGCGATTAAATCTTCGATGAAAACATTAGAAACTTCTACAGTGTTATCAACTTTAGTATCAACAACTCTTGTGGCTTTTGGCATCTTTGGAGTTTTGATTGGTTGAATTTTCAACAAAGAGTCTTTTTCTCTTTTTGTGATTGGACAAAATCTCTCACAAACACTAAATTCATTAGTTACTATATCACAACCAGCAATTACCCAATCACCACCTGCCTCAACCCAGATTTTAGATGAACAATCTTTGACGATAATCAAAGCATTGAAATCTAATTTATAAACTTCAGAGATAGCTTTCAATTGTTGATCGTTGTGAGACTTTAAGCTGATACAGATTACTTTGTTGATGTCGAATTTCATATTATTTTCTTTTAGTGGTTATTTTGTTATACAAATATAAGGATAATTAGTGAATTTACAAATTTTATTTATTATTTTTTTGTTTTATAATCTATTTTAATCAATTATCTTAAACAAAGATAATCATAATTATTCATTTTAACTAATTTTCAATAAAAGTTTTTTAATATATATGTTGAAAAAATTACATTAATTTATGAAGTATCTTAGTAATAGAGATGAGTTCCTTAAAAGAAGCATAAACAAAATAGATGAATATAAGTCTTTAGAAGATAAAGATTTGGTTAAAATAAATGAAGACGTTGAAAATAGCGGACCATTTGCTAATGATATACCTTGGGGTGACTCTTTACTAGGTAGATTAATAAACTCTACTATTAGAAAAGCAAAGATTGGTGCTAATCTTGTTAGAATAAAAGGCGTAGCTAAAAGACTAAGATATGCGTTTGATGATCTCTTAGGTGGTTCAGCTGAAGCTGAATTATCAGAAGAGGATAAAAAAGAATTCAAAAGACTTACTGTTTTTTCTTTTCTTGATAGTTTACAAAAAGCTGTAGAGGAAGAAGCTAGCGTAGGTGATATTAGAAATTTAACAAAAGCAGCAATTTCAGATATTAAAAACTTTGAAGACTTTGAAAATAAAGATAGTTTAATAAGTCAGTTAGAAGAATTTTTAAAATTCTTAGAACAATTTAAGGATGATGAAGGTGGAAAATCCGAAGCAGATGCTGATAAAGAAGAAGGAGAGGGTGAAGGAGAAGGTGAAGGAGAAGGTGATAAAGAAGGAGAGGGTGATAAAGAAGGAGAGGGCTCAAATTCTTCAGAATCCATGTATCCTACTATGATCAAAACATTAAAATCATTAACTTCTATATTATCACATTACAAAGAGGTTAAGTTAGCAACAACGACATTAAGTAATAAAGAAACTAGACAAAGTACTAAAGTAACATACACTACTGTAGCCGGAGATACTGTTGAAAAGATTCAAAAGAATACTAAAGCCAATTCAAAAAAATTAGCATCGGCTGATATTAGAGCTAAAAACCCTCAATTGGCAAAATATCCAAAAGATAATCAAACAATGCCTGCTGGTTTAGTTCTTGTAATGGAAAGTTATACTTTATTAGAAGCTATTGGTGATGGCGCAAGTCCAGATAGAGCAAATATTAAAGGAGGTGAAGACCATCTAACACAAGCTTTTGCTAAGTTAAAGAAAGCTATTGAAGTATTGGAATCACCAAAAGATAAAGGCGTTGGTGTAGATGTTAAATTCTTAAATGATATAACATCAAAATCACTAGATTCTAAAAACAAAGAAGTTATTAAATCTCTTTTTACAGAAATCAACAGATATTTAGTTGGTGATAAAAAAGAAACATTAAATGCTTCTAGCACTCCTTTGTATAAAGAAAGTATGGAAATAATCTCAGATAAAAACAAAAAAATTGTTGTAGCTGAGAAAATAGCAAGATTTGCTAAAACTGCTTTACAATTTGACAAAGAAGGATTATATGGTGGTCTAGGAGAAACAGGTAAAGGCTTACAAGCATTTGTAGAAGGAATTAAATCTACAATGACAATAAAACCTACTGAGAAAAAAGCTGAAGTTAAAACTGAAGAGAAACCTAAAGAAGAAGTTAAAAAAGAATCATCTTTATTTAAATATGATAAATTTATATCATTATTAAAAGAAGCTGAAGAAGGTGAAGAGACTGAAGAAAATGAGGAAGAATCAAAAGTTGGTGCTCCTGATACAATGACTACATCTCAAAAAATTAAAGACTATTGGAGTAAAAAGATAGATATTAAGGCTTTTGTAATGGAAAAAACAGAAGTTATTAAAATGAAAGAAAAATTTGATAAAATTGAAAAAGAAAGAAAAGATTCTATTGTAATAAATGGAATTGATCCTGTTTTAGATATTGTCAAGTGTTTCAATAGAGCTTATAAAATACACACAACACAAGTAATTCCATCTGGAAGAAGTGGAGGTAGAGTATCAAATAGTGTGTTTATGGAATATACTACTTTTGGATCAGGTGATCCAAGTACTGCTGGCAAGTCTGGTGGACCATATAGAAATAACGCCATTTTTAATCAATGGGAAGATACTGTATTAGATATACAAAGAGATAAAAAATATCAACCAATTTTTAACATTGGTACTAAATTAAAAGTAGGTAATGACTTAATAGATAAAGCAGGAGCAAATCTTCGTAAATTCATGACGGATATGCTTGATGGTGATGAACTTTACAAAACTGGTAAAGATGCTAAAGGGTTACAAGCTAAATTTTTAGATCAGTACTTTGGTTATAAAGAGGATGATCCAAATAAAACAAACTTTGGAGGATCTGAAGAGCAAGAAGGCAATTCAAAAAATGCTGATTCTATACCTGGAGCCAAAAATCTACTTTTCACAAAAGATCCTATTAAATTTGAATCAAATGATGATTTAGCTAAATCATTCTTTGCTGTATCAACTAATAAAAGTGTGGTTTACTTCTTTATACAAGAAGTTGTTGGTGACATTGCTTATATAACATATTCAAGATCTTTTTACTTCTTTCAAAAATATATCACAGAATCAGGAATACCTAATAAATTAACAAAAGGAGATCTTCCAAGAGAAATATTCTTGAATAAACAAGGAAAAGAACAAATAGATGAAGATGGCAAGGAATCAAATTTAGATTATAAAATAAAAGCTACTAAAAAGAAAATTGATAATCTAATAGGAAAAGATGGTAAGTTTAAGTTAACAGGAGACTATGAGATAACATACTTAACTAAGTTTGATGGAAAATCAAATAACGCAAATACTAAATCAACTTTATCAGATAAACCAGAAAGTATTAGTGTTGTAAACTGTTATACTTTATATGAGAATACAAAAGATGTTGAAACATCATCAGATAAAACAAGATTTGTATTAAATAAAAAAATAGGAGATAGAATTTCAACAATTGGAGGATTTAAGACCGTTTCGGGTGCTGATAATATATCCAAAACCAAAATGGAGAAAAAGTAATGAGGAACCTAAAATCATATAGAATCTTTTTAGAAGAAGCTGAATTTGATGTTAATATAACAGACCAACCAGATATTAAAATGGCTAAAGAAAAGTTGACAACTCTTAAAAATCAACTTACTGAATATAAAACAAAGAAGCCTCTAATAGACACCGCATATCTAACAATCAAAATAGATGCTGACTTACAAAAGAAAATAGAATCGATTGTTGGTAAAATAGATGCCTTACCAGGTCAGGATAGAAATCCTTTCTTAGTTGAGTATCTACACATTGCTAGTTTAACAAGAAAAGTTAATAATATTCAAAAAGATATTGCGAATGATAAGGTTAAAAAAGATGATTTTAGTGAAGAATTAAAATTATCTAAGGATGACTCTACAAAGCAAGCCGTTACTGGCAAAATAACTGATATAACTAATAGAATATCAACAAATGCTGCTTCTATAGCATCGTTAACCAAAGAAATATCTGATGCCCAATCATCATTAAATAAAAAAATGCTCGATGTAGAGAAGAATATGATGGATAATATAAAGAAAATCTCAAAAGAGAAGTGAAAATAGAAAAAATATCATTTTTTACATTTTATATATACTCTATAACATAAAAAAAAATATTAAAAATATGGCAATTCAAATTGGAAAATACAAAAGACCAGGAATCTTCATAGAAGAGTTTGACAATTCAATCATTACAACTCCAGTGGTTGAGGGTATTACTAATATGGTTATTGGTGTTTCAAAAAAGGGACCAGTAAATACACCTATTAGACTTACTACAGTCAATGACTTAGAGTCTATCTTTGGTCAACTTGATAGAGGATTAGAAAGAAAAGGTTCATTTTTCCACAGAACTATTCAAAAAATGTTGGAATCAGCTCCAGTATTCGCTATCAATCTTTTAAGCACAGATGATACATTAGATACTATTGAGTATAAATCATTATCATCATCATCTGGTTATATTAATGATATCGAAAGAAATGGAGCTTATAGAAGATTCTTCGATACAACAGGTTTCTGGAAAAGAGATACTGAGTCTTTCATTAATTTAACTAAACCAAATGCTGGTTATACTGAAAGAGCTTTTAGTATTACTAACCTTTCTGACAGATTCGTTACTGTATTTGTTGTGAAAAGTGCTAGAACTGGTTTTGATAGAACTTTAATCGAATGGTATGGTTCTCAAGAAAAACTTCCGCCATATGTTAACGCTAACGATTACGCATCTGACTATTTAGTAGATGTTATTGTTGTAGGTGGTGACTGGTCTGACTACCAAAACTTGGCTATTGATAATAGATGGAGTGCTTACTTCAATGCGTCTGGTCTTGTTAAGAGTCAAATTAGAAACTTTGCTAATGATAGAAATGTTACTTTATTAGCTTATTACGAAGGATTGTCCTTAATTCCATATTTTAGAGATGCCAATGGTACTAATATTTTTATTGAAACTACAATTAACAGAGATACAGATAAAACTGGAGTATTCTGTGCTTTCAACTCAGATTTAGTTGAAACAGATTACTACAACGGTCTTTTAGACTTAGTTGGACAAACAGTTGCTGGTGTGAATGAAACTGAAATAGAATTCTTATCTTATAAAGAAACTATCGCTGAATCAATTGAAATCACAGCAGTGCCTTTAGACTTACCTGGTAACGTAACTGCCTTGTTAGGTGGTGTATTTACAGGAAATGGTTATATTAACCAAGATCCTCACGCATTTGGTTTAGTTCCAACTGAAACAGGTGTTATTGATAATGGTGATAACAGAACTGCTTGGTTTGGTGAAGGATTTGTTTATGATGTAACTAAAGATACTTTAACATCATCATCTGCTTCTATCGCATTAACTTACACAGCTACTGCTGACGCTTTCGCTGTAATTGGTGATAAAATGGTTCCAGTAACTGGAAATACATTAACAATTAGTGCTAGTGATTATAGCGCTTCATACGGTACATTATCATTTGTATCAGCTTATGTTTTAGACTCAACAGGTTCATTATCTGTAGTATCTAACACAACTGGTGTTGCTTATGGTTCAACACCTACAAAACCTACAGTATCAGCAAGTGATATCGTATTAGGTTATGTAGAATTTGATATGGCTAATGGTGATATCGCAGCACCAACAGTAACAGTTACTGATGTAAATATTGACACAGTTGGTTTCATAGACTTTAGTTTTGGTACTAGTGCTTCTGATGATTATCACATCGCAACTCAAAGTACTCCAGATTCTGGTGTAATTAAAGTTACATTTGAAAATACAAATACTGTACCTTCTGTAGCAAATTACGCACAATACAGAAGATTCAAATTATTCAATAGATTAGTTGATTTAATTGACTCTGCTAATAAAAATAAAATGACTTTATGTTTAGGACCTAATCATGCGTTTGATAAAGTTAGTTTATCTACTATAACAATTACAAATATTGTTAGCTCATCAACATCTAATAAATCATTTATCTTAAATACTGGTTTAACTGATGCTCAATTAAGTGATATTCTTGATGGTTACTTTGTAATCTACACAGTAGATAATGAATTTTTACTTGGCTCAGATAAAGTATCCACAACTTCAAATGTTTGGTCTATGACTGATGGTGTTGTTGCTAGATACTCTAAATTTTATTCTAATTTTTATGACGGTATTATTAACACAGGAGATTACTTCTATGCTAATAAAGTACCACAAGCTTTAGTAGCCGCACAAGAAACTATGAATGTTATTTTCATAGATGGTGAAATTGCCGCAGGTACTACTTCATCATATGCTGGTTACAACTATGTAATATTTGAAACTACTTCAAATACAAATCCATCATATGCTACATATGATCAATTCATTGTTCCTGATTCAAGTATTAATACTGGATCATTTACAATTACTAATGCTTCTAACCCATCTACTTTAGCTACAAATCTTGGTTACACAAGTACAGTAGGAGCTTACTACTGGGCATATGAAGTAAGTGAAGAAGTTGCTTACGAAGAAGTATTAAATGTAAGTACTATTTATGATTTCTTAAAGAAACATTACTTAAAAATGTACTTAAATAATAACGGAACATTAGAAGTTGATTTCATGGATGAAGGATTTACATCTATTGAAGCAGTTGATACGGTATCTAATAATACATTCTATGTACAATCAGCTAAATCAAACTTCAAACAAACTGTTGAAATTGAAATTCCTACAGGATATGTTCAAGTTCCTAATAAGATTCTTATTACTGGTTCTAGATACACTGAGGTTAAAGTTGGTGACTTCTTAGCCGCTTATGTTGACCCAACAGTTGTATTACAAACTGGTGAAGTTGCTAGAAAACTTACAAGAATTTTAAGTAAAAAACAATATGCTGGTGATACTACATTAGTAGAGGTTACTTGTGATGCTAGAATTGAAAAAACTAACTATAGTGGTGATTATCAAACAACTAGATACACACCTATTGATAACTACGCTACTACTTATAAAGCTATCTCTCTTAAAGGATTTAGAATTAGACAAGCTTCTTTACCTGATGGTACTGAAACTAGACAAAATGCTATACTTAACTTAGTTGCTAAAGGAACTCCTTTATTCAAAGCAATTACTAATAAAGAAGCAATCGACTTCAGATATTTAATTGACTCATTTGGTCTTGGTTTAACTGAAAGATCTAAACAACAATTAGTTGATATCTGTGGAGAAAGATTAGATGCTCTTGGAATCTTGAATATGCCTTCTATGAAATCATTTAAGAACTCATCATCTCCTACTTTCGTAAATGCTGAAGGTGTTTTACAACTTGAGTACGTTGCTAAGGGTGGTGACCCAGAAAGCTCTCCTGCGTTCCTTTATTCATTCGGTGACGGAGCAGGTACTACAGCAGTAGGTTACTTTATGCCTTACTTAACTGTAAATGATAATGGTAGACCAATTGAAGTTCCACCAGCAGCATGGGTAGGAACAACTTATATGAGAAAACATACTTCAAATATAAGTGGAATGACTCCTTGGACAATCGCAGCAGGTGTTACTAATGGTAGAATTACTAATATAGTTTCAACTGAAATGGATTTCACTAATACTGATATCGAGTGGATTAACCAAGCTCAAATGAACCCAATTGTGTTCAAGAGAAACAGAGGAAACGTAATTGAAACTGAAAATACAGGTCAAACACTTTACGACTCAGCTCTTTCATACTTACACGTTAGAGAAGTTCTTATCGAACTTGAAAGAGAATTGTCAAGAATGTTATTAGACTTCCAATGGAAATTTAATACACCTGATATTAGAGCAGAAATTAAACTTAGAGCAGACGTTATCTGTGAAACTTATGTAAGTAAGAATGGTTTATACAACTACTTTAATAAAATGGATGAAGAAAACAACACTAATGAAATCATTGATAACCAAATTGGTGTTCTTGATACATATGTTGAACCAATCAAGGGTATGGGTATTATTGTAAACAATATTACTATCTTGAGAACTGGTGCTATCTCTGCGGGTGGATTCATCAACGGATAATAATTAATAAATTTTATAATAAAAAAGAGAAAAGTGAAAACTTTTCTCTTTTTTTTTGTTATAACCATAAGGTAAATTCATAGGAGTAACTATTCTATGAATATATAAATAAAAAATAACAACATTATATGTCTGAACAAAATAATATGAGTGAAGAAGAATACTTAAAGAAACATATTGGTAATTTAGAATCTTCTAAAAATCAAAACAACTCTGATATTCCATTTGTAGAGCAACCAAAAATTGACAATACAAGAACTACAGATCTTCAATATTTTAACTTTGATATTAAAGAACTTCCATGTGGTACTTTTTACCCAACAGGTACCGTATTTATGGTAAGACCTGCTCAAGTAAAAGAAATTCAATCTTACTCAATGGTTGATGACCAAAACTTTTACGATATCGTTGAAAAAATGAATGACATTCTTCAATCTTGTGTTAGAATTAAATATTCAGATGGTAAGATGGGTTCTTATCTTGATGTGAAAGACCAAGATAGATTATTTTTAATTTTCTTAATTAGAGAATTAACATTTCAACAAGGTAATTCATTAACAGTAACTACAAAATGTGGTTGTGGAGAAGAATTACAATTAGAATTGAAAAGAGACCATTTTTCATTCCACGAGATCGATGAAAAACTTGATAGATACTTTAGTAACTCTACAAGATCTTATCACTTTACAACAGTAAATGGTAAAGAGTTTGAATTAACTCCGCCAAATATTGGTCTTCAAAAAGCTTTTACTGACTATATCTTAAAAGAAAATAATGAAAAAAGAACTCCAAATCTTTCTTTCTTAAAAATTATTCCTTTTATGTTAGCTGGTAGAACTTCTGTTACTTATGAAGGTATCAAATCTAAATTAAAAGAGTTTGAAGAAATTGATGATATTTCTTTCCAATTCTTAAATGCGGCTGTTGGTAAAATGACTTTTGGTATCAAAGAATTGAAGAAAAAATGTTCGTGTGGTGAGGAGGTCCACACAGACATGCAATTTCCCAACGGAGCGTCAGGTATTTTCGTTATTCATGATGCCTTTGAAGCATATATTAAAGAATAAGTTATTACTACAAAAGCACTTTCATACACAAGAATATGCTATGGATGAATGGCCCTTTTGGATGTTTGAAGAAAACATTAAGTTGGTTAATGAGATTGTTGAAGAGGAAGATAGCTCTAGAAAGAAACAAGAACAAGATCAGCAAAAAGGAATGCCAAACTTTGATGCTAATTCAATGATGAGAAATGCTTCTAATATGTCAAATAGCATACCGAAATATTAAAATTAAACCCACCAATTGGTGGGTTTTTTGTTTATTAGACATAAAAAAAACCCATCTTAAAAGATGGGTTTTTAATTTTATTATTTCTATTAGTATCCAGATAAAATTGGAGGATTGATAGTAAAGTTATTATCAATGTACTCATCAATAAAGTAATCATAGATAAAGTCAGCTTGAGATGACTCAATAATGTTGTTTGATGACCAGTCTAAAGCGTAACCAGCTAATTGTTTAATTTGTACGTTTTGGAAAGTAACACGTCTTAAAACAACACCTTTTTTATCGTGTTGGTTAACAATAACAGTTCCAATAATATCACTTTTATAGTGAAGTGAACCATTTTGTGAGTTAAATACTAAATCGTACCAAGCCTTCAAAGCATTCCAAGTCTCCATAGAACCTTGTTGGTTAACGTTAACATTGAACTTGATGTTAAATTCACCAGCGGTTTTAGTTGGAGTTGTCAAGAACTGACGAGTTGAATACTTGAATCTTTGTTCTTTAACACCAACGTCAAATTGTGTTAAGTTCATATCAATATTCAACGCATTTTGAAGAAGTAAAATTGGGTTTCTACCTTGAGCCTGTAAAATAACAGGTAATACAAAGGTAATCTCAAATAAATTAAGATATACTACTTCATCAGGTAGCGTACCAGGACCCCCTGGTGAACCTGTGTTCAAAAGTTGAGTAAAATGTGGTAATGGCATATTTTTTTTAATTATTTTTTATAAATTATATATTTTTATTTGTTCTCTCTTTAGCTCTATTTTAAAATATTATGTTGTAAAAAATGCCATTTCCACTTTTTAATAAATACAATATATGAACTGTAATTATAGATATTGTAATAAAGAGATTATTTGGGGTAGACCAGATAGAAAGTTTTGTAATAAAAACTGTAAATCTAAAGAAAAGGCTATATCAAAAGAATTAAAGGCTCTTAATAGAAGAAGTAAAAAAAGTAAAGATTTTGTTGAAAAGTCAAATATTAAACATGACAATAAATATAATTATGACTTAGTGCTTTATGAAAACTGTAGAAGTAAAGTTAAAATAATATGTCCAGTTCACGAAGAGTTTGAACAAACACCAAATGCTCATTTATATGCTGGTAGTGGATGTGAGAAATGTGCCAGAGAAGCCAGAAGAAAAGAAACAATATCACAATAATTTCATATAAAAAGAAAAGAAATTTTTAATGAAAGTTTTTATTACAACAGATTGGCATTTTGGAGTATATCTTAATAACTTAGATAAGTGGTTAGATATGATGGAAGATTATTTCTATAACTCTTTTATTCCTTACATCAGAGAAAATGCTAAACCAGGTGATATTTTAATACACTGTGGTGACTTATATGACAACAGAACATCTATTCCTATCATTGCTTCATATAAAGCAGAGAAGATACTCCTAGAGTTGTCTGAGATACTTCCACTACATATTATTGTAGGCAATCACGACTTATGGAATAAAGGTTCAAATGATATTAATTCGGTTAGATTATTTAACCACGTTAATAATGTAAATGTTTATACTAATACAACTACTATTGAAGTGGACGGTCAGAAATTAGTACTAATGCCTTGGGCTGAAAAAAGATTAGATATGATTAAAGAAATCACTAATAACCAAGGTGATTATTTATTTTGTCACTCTGACTTAAATGGTTGCCGCATGCATTTAAATTCAGTAGCACATAGAAATGCTGATAAAATTGATGTTGATGAGTTTAAGAAATACAAACATGTTTTTAGTGGACATATTCACATTCGACAAACAAATGAAAATTTCTCGTTTATAGGCTCTCCATACCAAATGGACAGAAATGATATGGGAGACCAAAAAGGTATCACCATTCTCGACCTAAGTAGTGATAAAATTGATTTTGTACCTAACACATACTCTCCAATATTTAGAAAATTTAGAGTTGCTAATGAAGAAGATATTGACAAATTAGATGAATTAAGAGGAACTAAAGATTATATTGATTTAGCTATCTCAAATAACCTGTTAATTAATAACAGAAAGCTTCGTAGAAAGTTAGAAGTTATGTTGGAGAAAGGTAATTTTGCTTCTGTAGAATATATTGACGATATTACCAAAGAGTTAGTTGATGGTGAAGATGTAAATGAATCATTAGAAGTTGAACTAGACGAGAATGGAATGGAAATATCTGTTCAATTAGAATATGAAGATTATATTAAAGAGTATATCTTGAAACAAAAGTATGATAATGATAAGTTCAAATCAGGAATTGTAAATGAATTTGATGAAGTCATTAAGATATACAATGAAAATTATAAAGTCAAAGCTGACTAAAAACAAAACCCATCTTTAAGATGGGTTTTTTATTAACTTTATTTTCAAATCTCCTGTACCTTTTATAACTCGATGATAAACACCCATTGGTATAAATGCCTTATCTATTACTTTAGGTAACTCATTATCTATTTGTATTTTCCAATCTGTATCACCAATAGATTCAATTATTCTATCTTCTCTATCACGGTGCCACATATATTCGCCAGAATCGGTATCTTGGCTGAACACTCTGATAAATTCATTATCACTTAATTTAGTTTCTTGGAAAGGAAGTATCATATTTTAAACTTTGTTTTGTTTAACATATCTATTATGTAATCCGCATATTGTTCGGATGTAAACTTTTTCCCATACTGTGATTTAAGTTTTTGAAACTGATCATTCACTTTATTTGCGACCATTAGACCAAAGCTATTTTTATCTCTACCTTTTGCGGTATCTATTCCAAAATCATAAGCTCTTTTCTTAGTTTGTATACCAGTTTTCTTCAACCAATTATTATATACTTCTAATACTTTATTTTTGTCATCATCTTTATACCAATAAAACTTTAGATGGTCATTATCTTCAATAAAATGTTTAGCATCATATCCACACTTGAAAGAAATTGCCGAGTTTTTTAATTCACCTTCTGTACAAGCTTTGTAAAAGTCACTTATAAGAGTTGCGAGTCCATTGAACCATCTTTTCAGGTTATCTTCGCTTTTCTCAAATGTTACATAAAAGTTTTTTGTTATCTCCTGGTCACCTATTACTTCTTTTTGTTTAAGACTTGAGTTATAATTTACACCAAACCACTCATTTTGATCATCCTGTACAATTTTCATTACTCCACTTTTATACTTAGATAAGTATTCATCAAGGATTTTTTTCCAACTAGGGGATAATTTTTGAATAAAATTATTAAGTTCTATATGTTCTTCTTTTCCTCTAATTATATTTTGATATATCCAAGAAGAAAAATCCATATCAGTTCCGTCTAAACTACTATTTATAAAATCAATTAACTTTTTTCTTCTCTCGTCACTGATTGTGAAAAATAAGTTTTCAAATATTTTATATGTTTTTAAGTGTTTCATAATTACCAGAATCCGGGATAAGTTTTACCACCCCAAAGGTGTCCATATTTATTAATTCTACAAGCCCAATATCCTGCTTTAGTTTTATCTTTCTTCATATCACAGTTATGTCTAGCCGCAAATGACTTTCTAGCTTTAGGATTACTAACTTTAGCTGTTAATCCACCATGAACATCACCAAATGCTATCTTTTTAACCTTACCAGTTTTAGGATTCTTAACATAAACTTGATACTTCTTAGAACCACCACGCATTGGGTAGTTTAACTTAACTTCTTTATTGTGATATTTAGCCTCAAATACATAAGCATCTTGACCATCATCATATTTACACTTACAAGGTTGACCATCAAATTCTCCTTCAAAAGAAGTACAAGCCGCTTCTCCGTTTTTAACCCAAGCTAATGGTTTAATATTTGTAACCATTTTACCCATAACATCATATTTGAAATCAGGTGTTACATCATGTATAGAAAATGCTGGTTGATTTGTCTCAACAACAAATTCCATTGGTAAATCTAAAGGAACTAGTTCACCATTGTACATTCCAAACTTACCAATATCAGTTGATTCGTATAATTCTTTATCAACATCACATAGATTAACTCTACCTAAATCAAATAACTCTCTTGCTTCTTTGATTACTTCATAGAAAGCATCAGAACCCGGTCTGAATATATTTTCAGTAATAGGTTTATTATTCTCTAAATGATATTTAAGAGATTCTGATATATTTACAGATTCTGTGAATTTAATAATTTTCATAAATTATATTTTTATTTATTGACCAGCAATTGAGTTCATAAAGTCAGCTATATTCATAACTTTAACATCAGTTTCTGGATTTGATTCTTCTTCAGAACCACAATCACAGTCTTGACAACCACAACCCTCTTCTTCTTGCTCAGGTTCAAAAGAATGTGGAGTGTTATATTCTTCTTCAGATTCTTCTTCACCTTCAGGTTTAACCTCAACCTCAACTTCAATTGTAAAGTTTTCAAAGCTTTTAACTTTTCTTAGTTTATCAAATTCTTTTTTAACTTTTTCTTGGTCTTCGACATCGGTCGTAAATGATGGTTTCTCATCTTTATCTACTAAAACTTCAGCATTAAAAAGAACTTCTTGGTCTTCAATCTTGTCTTCTTTTTTGGTTTCATTAAATTTTTTAATGTGTTTCATAATTATTAGTTTATTTTGATACTCTTATATATTAAATTCACCTACTAAGAAAAGATAAATTAATATATATGTAAAAGTTTATAATAATAGATGTCAAATCATAAGAACTTATTATTTTTCAATAAAGAAGGGGATAATTTAAATTTTAATTATAGTGATATAAATGATAGATTCGAAGGATCTATAATGTTTCATGAGAACTCAAACGATACGTTTAAAACTGCGGGTATTTATACATTAGAAAAGATTCCATCTTTTGAGTTTGAAAAACCAGGTGAAATGTATTTGAGTAAATTTCAGTTATTCAATGAATTTGGATTTGACTTTTACGAGGGTAAATATTTTACTCAATCCGTAACAAAGATTGAACCTATTAACAACGATCCTAACTTTTATTCAAAATGGATTTATGGTGAAAAGTTTGATATATTTTTTCCAATTGGAACTATTATTAGATTCAATTCGTCATTTTTAGAATTCACTAATCCATTACAAACATATACCGTTGTATCTGTAAAAAAAGGAGCTATAATGATTATAAGCTCTGTGGATAACGCCACATTTGAAGTTAACTATTATAATGAATACATATACAATGATACTTACTTAGGCAAATCTATATCAGCCATTAACGCAATAGGTGTTTATAATTACATAGATGGTTCTTATAAAGATAATTTATCAGCTTGGAATGAACCAAGTTTTTATGATAAATTATACAAAAGAAAAAAACTTAATATTATAAATAGTGAGTTTAATAATAAAACGGTCACTGTTTTAGAAAAAGAAATAACAGATACTAGATTTTTTGAATACTACACTTCAAATATAGATAATAATCAAGATTTGATTATAGAAGTTGCTTCAAAAACTGATTTACCTAAAATATATGAAGGTTCATTATCATTTGAATACACTGCTGGAACTTGGTCTACACCTGAAATCAATAAATTAGTTTTTGGTGGACTAGTACCACAAGTTTTAAAGTCAGGTAGAGAATTTAAAGTAATTGGCTCTAATAATAATCAAAATTTCTTTACAGTCGCTAGTATTCCAACATTTTACGGAAATAGTCAACAAACATTTTATGATGTTAAATCTCAGGTATTATTTAATAATAAAATATATGAGTGTATTCAAGCTTATACTCAAAGTTTTGCTTTAGAATCGACACAATTTATAACACCGACAAATGAGCCAACATATTGGACAGATATAATTTCTCATGTAAAAGTTGACCAACAAATAACTCCGGAATTCTTATCAAGTTGTCAAGTTTATCTAACTACTGATAAACTTTATTTCTCACACGGCTATACACAAAGCTCGCAAGTGACTTTAGCATCTGCTGCTGAAAAATACGCAAGTGACTTAAAATCATTCAATGTTGAACTTTTTTACGAAAAAGGTCAATTGAAGGCTGATTTGATGTATCCAAGTAAATATGTAGAGGTAAATTACTATCAAGGATCAGTTGGTCCAACATATTCTATTGGTAATATTAAACAAACATATGAAAGACTAATTCAAGTATCAGAACCATTAACAAAGGAATTAAATTATAACTTCTCATCAAATCATTCAGTTAATATAGTATTTACTGACTTAGATGAATATGGTTTTAAATTAATAGTAAATAAACAAGTATTTGAAGAAGAAATAGCATGGGTTTATAGTGGTATCGGACCAGACATGGTAAGAACTATTGATAGAACTCTTAGAACTTGGTTAACAAGAAATTATATCAATCTTCAAAAATTAGGAATAATAGCCGATTTACAATATATTGGATCATTTACTTCACCTTTTTACAACTCAATAAAATTACACACAGAATATCCAAATGTTGAAATGTATGTAAATGATGTTAAAGTTGGAACAACTGCTAATTATTACATAGAACACTCAAAAGTTTTATTCAATGATATGGGTAGTTACTTATCATTAGAAATCAATAGTGATACTTATGACCAAAGTACAATATATTTAACAGGAACTTATTCACAATATCCTAATATACCAGCTACATTACAAGCTTGGGTAGATGAACATGGATCATACTTAGCAAATTATGGAATATTAGTAACTAATATACACAATTTATTAAAATTTGATGTTAAAAAATTAGATAGAAGACTAGATTATACTATAACAACCGGTAAGAGTTCTTTACCAGGTATGAGTGATTATATAATTACTAAAAAAATTAAAGGAAATAATGGTGTAGTTATAACATCTAATGAAGTTAGACTACCAGATTCTGCTTCAGGTACTTATTCATTTGAAGATGCTGGTTTCGCAACCGGAATGGCATTTTCCATAAATAACACATTTCACACTTGGAATAATACAGAGTTTAATGTTCAGTTTTTAGATCCAGAAGTTATGAATTTAAGTTACCAAGGACCATTCTGGGGCACTAAAGACCCCACTTGTAACTCATCAGCTTTTATAACACTAGCATTTGAAATTGGATTTGGACAAACTGCTTGTGATCCAATTATTGGACCAACTGGAGGTTCAAGTGGCGGTCCATTTAATTTACAACAATTTAGTAGTGCGTTTAGTTTAGCCTATAATCCAAATGTTTACACAACAAATACATATAACCTACAACAATATAATGGTACTAATAATTTAGTTGATATATCTTATGTTCAATTATCTAACGCAATTTATGCTTTTGGAGATGAGGTTGTAGTAATGGATGCGTTCTTAACAGATTACTTAACAAATATTCCTTTACCAGGAAATACACAAAGTAAAAAAATGGAATTTAATCCAGTTAATAACTACTTATATTGTGTTTCTAATAAAATCATTTACGCTATTGACCCTTTAATAAACACAGTAGTTAAATCGATGACATTCTCAAATACATCATTGATTATTGATGATGTTAAATTTAACACATCAAATGGTGACATGTATATTTCTTTTATAAATTCACCAACAGTTGATATTTATAACTCAAGTAACAATTACTATACTACTTTATCAGGATCTACAACAAACTTCCCGTCAGGTGTTGTATCAACCGGAAAAATGGCATTCAATGAATTTGAAGGTGATATGTATATTCAAACTTTTGGAGTATCAGGTCAAGTTATAAGAGTAAATACAAATAGAACTATACAAACATCTTATGGCATATCAGGTTTAACGGGTTCTTTATTTTATGAACCAGTAAATGAGTCAGTTTATGCTTACGATACATCAAATCTTTGGAAAATTGATAATGGATTAACAGTTTCTATATCAGGCGTATCAGTAACTGGATTCTCAGACATTATATTTAATAATTTAACTGGTCAGATGGATTTATCTGACTCATCAACAGCTTTCAGAGGAATTGATTTAACTACAAATAATGTAGGATTTACAACTTATCTTGGTAATTATGGTTATTTAGTATTAAATCAATATGACGGAAGTGTTTACATGTCATCCAAAGGATCTAGTGCTATAGTGGTTATTAACCCAGTAGATGGAACATCTCTTAATATCAATCCAATGACTTCGATGACTGATAGAATAATCTATAATCCTGAAAGAAAATCAATTTGGACTATACAACCAGGATTAAATTCTATAATAGAGGTTGAGGTTACACTTAATAGCACAATAACACCTGAAATAGTACCATCGGTTCCTATATCAGAAGATAATAGATATGGTACATTAAATCCAGATTATGTACCACATGATAGTTTATGGTTAAAAACTAAAGAATATTTAAGAAAACCAAGAGAGAATTTTTCTCAAGAGGCAAGAGTCGAATACTATTGGAAATGGTATTCTGATGTATCACCAGAATTCTTTATTTATGACTTCTCAGGAACTCAGTTAACTAATTCAGGTAGTTATTCATACACAGGACCTAAACCTTTACCAACGGTTGTTTTAAATAAAAAGCCTAATAAAGATTTAACAAAATTAGATTCTCCGGAATATCAACAAACAATATTTGATGAGGTTTACTACCCATTAAGTTATATTGATGACGAAACAAATATATCAACATCACCAGAACCTTTAGAATTATTCTTAGGATTTAGAGCTGATGATGAAGGAGCAATAAGATCGATATTACAGCTTTATAAAAAAGAAGATGTCTCTTTATCAATTAATTCAACATCTACTAATAACACTTTTATAACTTTAGAAACTTTAGATCCAAATGGACCAGATAAAAGAGGTTTGATAAAATTAAATACAAACTCATCTGAATACTTTACAGAAAAAGGTCTTAAAGAAGGACAACTAATAGCCGTTTACATAAAAGATAATATGAATAAAAAGAATCAGTATATCTCACATAATAATGGTTCAGTTTTTAAAATTAGGAGTGTATTTTATAAAACTCTTATTGTTGATTTCTTAGGAATAAATGATTATTTATTTACTGAAAGTACTTTAATTTCGAATTATCCAACTTCAGGAAATACAACGTATTGTAAATTTGATATTAACGTAATTGATAGAGAAATTGGAAGATTCATAACTTATGGTCAAACTGAGATTGAGGATATACGATTCAAAACAGAATTGGGCAATGTTGGTAAATTAATAGCACCAAATGAAGTATTTATTTTCAAAGACTATGATGTTTTAGAAGGTGGTATTGATTGGACTTATCTTAATAAGAAGAGAAAAGAAATGTTAATGATGAAACACTTGATATATCCTTATATCGGTGCTTATAAATCAATTATTAATGCTATTAACTTTTTTGGTTATAACGATTTACAATTAAATGAGTATTATAGAAATATAAATCCAGAGTCTGAAAAATTCTTAAAATTATTTAAGCAGGAAATACCTGATATATTTGATAATACGGTTGAGGGTTGGACTGAAAGTGACTTCATTACAAATAACTTCCCTAATGATGATTATGAAGAAACTAGAATGTTTAACTTAACATATAACATAACTGATAAAGATGGAAATAATATCATTAATTATTCAATTGATGAGGTAATTATTAAATTACAAGGTCTTAAATACTGGTTAAAAAGAAATATTATACCTTTAACTCATAAGATATTAGACATAACAGGTAGAGCTTATTTCAAAAATCAAACTGAAATAACACACACATCATATGATATTCAAATGATTAATATTAGACAAAATATGACACCAATTTCATTCAAATTGAATGAAGTTTATCTTATGCCTATTAATAGTGGATCAACCGTATATAACTGTGTAATTGATTTCTATTCAATAGTAGATGGTGTTGGTGCTGATAAAAATCCAACAGGATTACTAACACCACCTAAACCATTTAATGGATCTAATCTTGATTTACCTGATTATTTTGATATAACAATAAGAACTTATAAAACATATAAAGAATGGGCACCATTTACAACTTATAATACTGGTGATAAAATTTCATACTACGGTAAATTATACGAGTCACAAGTTGACGGTAATAAAATTAAAAATCCGAAAAAGTATGAAAACTTAACAAGCTGGGTTTCGGGTGGTTCATATTCAGTAACTACCACGGTTGAATATAACAGAGATGTTTTTGTTTATAGTGGATTAGGAACTATGTCATCTACTGCTAGTTCTATCATACCACCAATAAATGATAGTGACAATTGGTTAAAAATAACCGAATGGAAAGAAATAAATTATGAACCAGTACAAACTATTAAGGAGTTTAGAAAAATTAATAAACCAGATGATACAAGAGTTTACCCACAGATAGGTGGTAATTCAAATCCAATGCCACCATCTAGCATTCCTATTGATTCAAATACGTTAGAAGTTTACTCACCGAAAGGCAATAATTCAAATCCAATATTACCTTTTAATTTTACAATTGATTCTAATATAGATCCATTTATTGTGATTGAAGTTACCTCAGACAATGGTTATGGTTTAATTTATAGAGATAAAAAGAATTATGAAATAAGAGGTCTTAAAGATTTAACGGAACCAACTACTTATATTGATTTAATAGGTCCATTTCAACCAATAACTCCAATTTATTAAAATAAAAAAACCTCTGTGAAAACAGAGGTTTTTTTTAATTAACTAATTTATTATTCAGTTACTTTTTCTTTTTTAGATTTAGTATTTGTCTCAGATACATTTTCAAACTTATCAGATACAACACCATCCTCAAATGTAAGAACCCAATCTTGGATATCTTGTGAAAGGTTTTTACTTGCTGCTTCATAATAATTAAACATTTTACTGATACCACCAATTCTTAAAAGAATTTTAGAGAAAGTATAAGCATCTTTAGTAAGACCTTTTACTTTATGTTTAGAAATCAAATGATAGATATAAGTGATTTCTGTAGCATTAACAGCAAAAGCAATCAAATCATCATCATTTGTATATTTAGCTTCTTTCATAGAACCTAACATATTTGTCAATTCAATAGCAAAGAATACTGTATTAACATCATATTCCATTTTAGTAAGAATTAAATCTGTTAAAAACTTATGCTGAGGTCTATTTAATTGAAAATTATACTTAGCTTCTTTAAGAGCCGCTGAGTAAGAACTCCACAAACCTTGAGATTCTAAATAAAGACTATCTTTTTCTCCCTCAGATTTACCTTTACCTGAGTTATTTTTCATAAAACTCTCAATGTCTTTAATTTTAGAATCCAATAAAGACTCTTCTTGAGCTGTTATGATTAAATTATCCATCTCATTTTCAAAAAATGATGTTTCTGGTTTTACTACTTTTGTTTCAATCTTTTCCATATATAATTTTATTTATTTTATTTTTTATTAAGCGATAAATTCATCTTCTACTTTACCATCTTTCTTTTGTTCTTGGTAAAGCTCTTCAACTTTATTAGCTCTTGCTACTTTTTCAACACCATATTTATTAACAATAGCTGAGAAAGTATTTAAATCAGTTTTAATAAACTTGATTTTACCAGTTTCAATGTTGATATTGATTTTATCAATTTCTTGTTCCATTAAAATTACAATCGATTCATCATCAAAAACACTAACTAAGTCATCATTAATAGAAACTAAGATTTCTTTTTGAAGAACAAAAGCAAAATGATCCGGAATCTTTGTTACTTTGATAAGTTCTTTTTGTTTTTCGCAACCTACGAATTGGAATTTAATACTCACTGGGAAGGACTTTTTGTTAAAGACTTCATAAAATCTTGCGATTGCGTCTTCTGATACCTCATAAAATTTATCCATATTTTTAGAATTTATATTTTTTATTTATAAGTTCTGTAGTGGTGAAAGTTTACTTAAAAAAGTAAAATAAGTAATAAAATTAAAGATATAACTGAAACAACTGGAATTACTCTATATCTTAAATTATCATAATACTTATTACTTCTAAATGTGTCGTTAGGTAGTGAAAATCCTAAAACAACAAGATATGAATATTTATCAACTTTTTTAACCTCATAAAAATCATACATTTCTTTTAATCCCTTTGAGTCTAAATACTCTGAAATCTTAACGGTATATTCTCTTATAGATGTCTCAGCCAGTTTATCAATATCAGACTTTCTAAGATTATAAGGTTCTCCTATCATTTCAGCAGGTATATTAAGAACATTATATATTCTATAAGCATTATCAATTCTAGCACCAAAAACTTGTTCTAGTTCGATCTTATTTAATTTAAGAATTTTCCTAAATTCTCTAAATATTTTTATTTTTTTAAAAAAAGAAATTTTATTTGCCATATTAATTATATTATTTAATATTAATTTGTTTAACCATCACCCTTACTTCCCATGTCAGCATTTGTTTCTTTTGGATTATGTAAGTATAAGTTAATTCCCTGAGCCTCATCTTTAATTGTTTTCAATAATAAAATAACTTTATCTAGTTTTTGTAATTGTGTTTCACCTTTAGCATCTTTATGATATGATGATTCATCTGCTTTTTTACTTTGAACACCGGTAGCACCAGCGCCTGCCTTTACGGCTGGTCTTTTGCCTAATTCAGCAGTTTGTATTTGTAACATATTAGCAAATACACCACTTCTACTTTCTAATACTTTTAACATATTACTAAACATAGTAGAATCCATAGCAGATAACATTGCTAAGTTACCAGTCAATACTCTAAATTCATGTAATTTACCAACATTTAAACCATTAATAGCTCCACTAAAATTCTTAACAGCTTTAGCCAAAGTATCATAAGCATTAGCAATCTTAACCATACCTTTAGCAACTCTAGAAATAGGATCTAATCCTAACATCTCATCAAGAACGGATTGACCTTTTTGTTTTTTAGAAAGATTATTTGCTAATTCAGCAAATGTCATAACATTTGATGCTATACTCTTCATATAATTTGGATCTATTTTAAATCCAAATAATCCTTTATTCTTATGAAGAATACGAGCAGTAACAACCAATTGATTTACAACTTTATTAATAATTCCAACATCAGCGGCTCTAGTAGTTTCAATAGAATACTTACCAAACGGACCAAGACTCATAGTTTTAACCTCGTTAATAGTAAGAATTTTTTCAAGTATTCTAGTTAATTTAGCATAATTTTGTAAATTCCAGTGTAGATTATAAACCCAATTAGAATCCAATTTAAACTCTTTAAAAAACTTTTGATTACTCCATAATATTCTAGCAGTATCAACCATTTGACTAACGATTCTATTAATAATAGAAACATCTTTCATTTTTCTAACTGTTGTTGTTGTTGTTGTTTGACCAAACCCTAAGAAACCTCCTTGTTTTAGCGTTGATTTTTCATCAGAGCCTAGTATTTTATCAAGTTGACTGGTTAATGCGGCATAAGGCAAAACATTTTTTGACAAATTCATTACCCAAGAAGGATCTAACTTAAATTTAAAATATTTTTCACTTTGAGAAAGCATTTTAGCCGAAGAAGATATATTAGATATAGCACTTCTTAAAACCATAGAATTTATTGTAAATCTAGCTATTGTAAGACCCTTATCTTCTATTGCTTGGAAAATGTCCATAAATCCAACAACAGTTGATTTCACACCACTGGCCCATTGTTCACTTGGATAAGAACCCCAAATATCACCAGCCTTAAAGAAAGCAAGACCAGAAGAAACTAAAGCAGCAGTAATATATTTAATACCTTTCAACATATTACCAATAACCTCATCACCTGAAGTAAACCAACCTGTATCTTCACTAAGAGACTTAAAGACAGGAGCAAAAGCATTCAATGCCGCGCCTACACCTTTACCCCAATTTTCAGAAGGATAACCTTCATCAAAGGTAGCTTTATTTGCGGCAAATATATTAGCAGAATCAATAATACCTCTTGAAATAGTTATAATAGCCGCGCTCATTTTTTGACCACCACTGAACGGGAAATCTTCCAACATTTTATAAACAGGAGCAAAAGCACCAATTGCTAAACCTACTCCTTGAGACCATTCTTTAGATGGACCATTAATAAAGGCGGCTTTATTTTCAGCAAAGAAACCAGCAGCATCAACTATACCACGAGATACTGTTTTAATAGCTGTAGCAAAATCATCTGGACCAACTCCACCACCTCCAAATAATGAAAGTATTGAATTTGCCATCATCATAGCATAAACAGGAGCAAAAGCACCTAAAGCTAAAGCTATACCACCTGCCCAAGCTAAAGTAGGACCACCAGTATATTTACCTTTTTCTAAAATAAGAGATGCTTGTACAATTGTTTCAGCTACTGTTAAAACAGCCTCGGATCCAGCGGCTAACATAAGACCACCAATTCCAAATGTACCTATAATAAGAGCACCTAGGACAACCATACCAGCAGTAAATGCCGCCATAGAAATAGCAACAGAAGCCGACCAAGACAAAGGTGGATAATTACCATACTTACCAGCAGCAAGTATATAAGAAGCAGCAGTAATAGTAGCCGCAACTATAAGAACCATTCCAGCACCAGCTAATATAGCAAGAGCACCAAATCCAGACATGGCGATAGCTCCTAATAGTACAATAGCCGGAGTAAATGCGATTAAAGATAATCCAACTCCAAGTGCCCATTTCCAATCAGGATAGTTTTTATAATTACCTAATGCTAAAATATGAGATGATACCATAACAGCAACAGCAATAACAACTATTAAAAGAGTTCCCATAAGAGCATCTTTAATACCAACTTTCATTTTTTTAAATAAAGCCATAACACCACCTATAGAGGCAGCAACAATAGCCAAAGCAATACCATATAGTACTATCTTTAATAACGTAGCCGCAGGTATAACCTTAGCCATTGCTAAAATATAAGAAGATGCGGTTATAGCTATTGCTACCAGAACCATAAATACTGGTATTTTAGGTAAATCCGAGTAGTTCATTCTTCTAATACCATTTACTATTTTAGCAATACCAAAAGAAAGAACAACAAAAACCGCAGCAACACCAATAGCCGTTAGGAATTGAGAAAAACTAATTGGTTTTATTTTACCTAAAGCAACTGATGAATAAGCAATAGCGTATGAAACGGCTACCAACAAAATAGGAAGCATTATAGCCGCAACTGCCACAGTAGCCGGATTCAAACCTTCAAAAGATTTTAGTAATTTTCTAATACCATAGGATATCACAGCAAAAACTATAGCAATACCAACCGCAGTTAAAAACTGGATAAATCCAATTGGTTTAATCAATTGAAAAGCATATGAAGCACCAGCAATACCTAAGGCAATAGCCGGTAATATTAAAGGTAAGAAAATAACAGCTTCCATTAAATCTTTAACACCGATACCCTTAAATGATTTTAATAATTTTCTAATACCAAATGATATAATAGCGAATACGATACCTATACCAACAGCTGTTAAGAACTGAGAAAATCCTATTGGCTTAATCAATTGAAAAGCCCAAGAAGCAAATGCTATACCCAAGGCAATAGCAGGTAAGATAATAATAAAACCTACAACAGATTTTATCAAATCAGACCACGACATTTTTTTAAATGCCATTAAAAACTTGAAAATTGAAGGCGCAAGCATAGCAAAAGTCAAAGCAATAAATGTAGCTGTGAAGAACTTACTAAACGATAAAGGAGTAATCATTGATAATATCCAAGAAGCGGCGGTTATACCAACAGAAATAGCAGTTATGGCTATTATAAAGTTTTTAGCATCTTTTTTAGCATCAAAACCTACTTCTTTTAATGACTTATGTACTTTAGCAAATCCTATAGCCAGTAAGGGCAGAGCTATAGACAAGGCAATAACTGATAAGAAATTAACTTTACCAATTAAAAGAAAAGCAACACCAATTGCCAATACAGCAACAGCAATAAGTAAGATAACACCGAGACCTTCTTTGAAATTCTTTTGAGCCGTTTTATCTTTACCTAAACCTTCAGCGACATTTTCTTTTTTACCACCTTTACTCTTAGCCATACCCATAATGGTTTGTTGATTAGCTAAGATTTGTTTAGTATCTTTTTGTAAGGCTTTAACACCTACATTAATTTCTTTGATTTCTTTAACAAAGTCTCCACCCTTCATGGCTTTTGCGGTAGCAGACTGTGCCTCACTCTTATCTTTAAGAGCGGCAGCAATGTCTTCTAGTGCTAAAGACAAATTACTTAAACTATCTAGTAACTTCTTATCCATTAAATAATATAAATTTTACAATGTATATATAAAATAAACAAATACTTCTTAATATATAAATTAATAAAGTATTATATTTGTATGAGAAAAATTGAAAGAATGATTAAGTACTATTTATTTAAAGAATCTATTAAGGATATGGAATTAAATAAGATAAAGGATAAAATCAATAAAAGAAAGACTCTAACTAAGAGAGAGATTAACTTTTTAGAATTATATCAATCAACTACTAAAAAAGAAGACTTAAAAGACTTCTTATATTTATCTAAAAACACTACTTTTAGTAAGATTTTAGAATTACTTGAAAATGGTATCAAAGTTATTTGTAATCTACACGATAGAAATGGTAAGTTTGGAATGGAAATAGTTAAAATTGAAAACAATTTTGAGGAAGAAACCTGTAAAATAACTATGATTCATGATGAACATCATAAATTACATGATAAGTTCCTTTATAATTTAATATATAACATTAAGAAAGATGAATATTCATTAGAAGAACAAGATGAATATTTTGAAAAAATAGAATCAAAAAATGATTAAATCATTCAAACAGTTTATTAACGAAGAAGTATCAGGTACTGAATTAGTTGGTCCAATTGGACCAGCATATGGTGAAACAAGGTTACAAAATAAAACTGTTTCTTTTCACGATACAAATGTGATTCTATCAGAAATTGATAATGGATTCTATACAATAGACGAATACAATAATATATATAGTGATTATCTAAAACAAGGTGGAAAACCTTTACCAGATGGATTTAATAGAGAAAACTTAGACTTAGTTATTTCTTTTATGAATGATTAAGCGGTAATATCAACAACAGTCAAAGCATTAGATCCGTTATAATAAGATAATTTAACATCCAATCCCGAAGTTAAAATTATATCACAACTATACGTTCCATAAATATGTGTAGGTAAACCACCGGTAAAATATCCTACCATTAAATTTAAATTACTAACTTCACATTTTATAGAGTTATTTCGAAAAATACTACTCATATCAGTAAAATTATGATAAAATTCACCATAAAATGAATTATAAAGCATATTACCTATTATATTATTATTAAAAGAACAATTTATTATATTATTATTAAAAGGACCATTTATTATATTATTATTAAAATTATTACCATTAAAGAAATCACTACCAGCATATATTATATTGTTTTTAGCAGGTTGTTCAAAATGATTATTATAGCAAGCGCCCTCCAATTTATTATAACTAGAATAAGGATTAGTAAAAACATTATTTGATAATATCAAAGTATTATTATAAGAACCACTTAAATACTTTTGAGAATAATTTCCTATATAATTATTCACACTAGTACCACCTACTTGAAACGTATAAAGATCATCAAAATCATTATCATCAAATTGACCAAAATAAACTTCTTTATAACTAGTAAAATCACCGGTAGGAATTGTTGAGTGGAAAGTCAAAAGAGGTGTTGTTGGTACACCAAATGTATAATTCGTTGGTGCTATTTGAGAACCATTATTTAATAAGACAGTAGAAGGAACACCACCAGTATATAAACTATCAACTTCTACAGTAATTGTAGTATCATTAACTTTAGTTTTAACTTTTAAACCAATAGTATAACTTTTATCACCACCCCAAACACTATGTGAATCTAAAATTATAATATCTCCAATAGAAAGCTCCGACATAAAAGTCGTAGCAGTACCACTAACCGTTCCACTTATACAATCCCAATTATTGATGAAACCATTCAGTTGTAAATCTCTTTCATAGTTTTGATATCTTTTGAATTTTATAGTTCTATGATCATAGTCTGTTCTATTACCATCAACATCAATTCTTTCAGTGATTCTACCTTTAGCCGGATTACCAAACTCTGTTTCGTTCCAAGTAAAATCATATTTAATTTTATCTTTTGGATAATCAGGTTGATAAGCATCAACTGCTAAGGTATTTTTTGAAGTAGCTAAAACAACAATTGGATAAGATGTACTGGATGTAAGACTTAAAACTGTTTTAGGTTTATCATCAAAATAAAAATCAGGTTGCTCATAAATAGTTTGAAAGTCATTTATATAATAATAAGAACCAGTAGCAAAACCATCAGAACTATATAAAGAATACAAATTTGAATATGTAGTATCTATAATTGGATTATAAGAACCAATAGGTGTAGCAACACCTGAACTATTCATATAATACAAAAGACCACCATCACTATCGTTGCTGAAAAATTTAACGTAGTTTGAAGCTGGAGCAGATATCAAGTTATCTTGTACTTTCTTTAATAATATATGAGACATTTGACTTATTTATTTTTATAACTTATATATTAAATTATGATTTGCTTTTAAGTGTAATTGTAACAACAGCTGATTTACCACCAAATCTATCTTCAGTAATTTCTTTTTCTAGATTAAAATTAGAAAAATCTATACCTCTAAAAAGACCATTCCACTTTCTATCTGTATAATCAGAGGATCCAAAACCACCATTACATCTAACAGTGATTTTTAAATTTTCTTTATCTAAATTCTTAGTCATATTATTTGTAAAATCACTCTTTGAGGCGTTGGTTCTTAGATTCATATCATTATACAACTTTTGTATTGTAAATAAATCACCCTCAACTTTAGCTTTTTGTATAAAAGTAACAACTATGTGATGTCTCCAGTTAGTACCGATAGAAACTTTAGCACTTTCTAAACGATTTTTAAGAGCTATTAACTCATCTAAGAAATCCCAAAATTTCTCATCAATAATTTGGTCGGTATATCCACCAGATGGACCTAATTGAAAATAGTTTCTAAAAACTATATTCATTGATTTATATCCGGAAAATTCACCATCAGTAATAACTCTTGGTGATGAAAATGTATATTGAACGCCTAAATCTGTAATAGGAATAAGTAATTCATCTAATTCTTCTTTAGATAAATCAGTAATGTCTTCAGCGGATTCATTTAGATAATTAACAAAATTCTCAAGATATCTCATTACTTATTCTTTAATTTTCTATCTAAGATTTTAGCAATATGATCTCCAATGAAAAAGTGAACGTTTTTGATTGTATCTGTTTCAAATGTTTCAATCTCATCCATAAATTTGAATTGAAACTTATAAGTATCTAATTCCTCTTCATCAACTCTGTCTATTTTATGAATAGACAATTCCATATCATAGTTATTATTAATGTTAATATTGAAATCAAATGTTGTTTTATCACAAGGAGTTGTTTTGAACTTAGGTTCATACTCAACATCAAAGATTGAATAATCAGTAATGTCATCTCTTCTCATATAATAGTTTAAGAACATTGCTGGTGCCTCAATAAAGTCAGAAAGAATCTGTAAATCTTCACCAAAGTTTTTAGATTCTATGATATCTTCTATCTTCTTTTTCATATCAACCACATTTGTAAATTCTATCTTATGGTAAATACAGTTAATATCATATAAATAAATAAAAGAGTTATCAATTATATTTCTTTTATCTAAATCCGTCTTAAATATAAATTTAGTGTGTATAATAGATGTATCTTGTGTAGATAGACCGTGAATTGAAATAACTAATTTATAAAACTCTTCATCTCTTGACATCTCATATACAGATTCAACTGTATTTACTACGCCTTTTTCTTCAACAAAGACATCTTTGAACACTTGTTCTATTTCTGATATTTTAATTTCCATAATTATTTAAATTGATTATCGTAAACTTTTCTCTTTAGTTCCATTATTTTACCAACGTAACCATTTCTTCTTAGCAACTTAAAAACTAAGTTACCTACTGAATACTCACCACTCTCAGATTCTAAACCACTTTGTCTATAATCTTTTATCTTTTTCCAAACTTTAGATATTTTTTCATCAAAAGCTTCATATTTATCTTCTTCTGATTCTTCTTCAATATCATCAACCGACATCATAATAGTTTTAGCTTTTTCAGATATAAGTTTTTCATCTGGTTCAAAATCTGCTCTTTCAGGTCTTTTAATCCATCTATTATTTAATAGTGAAAAAACACCGCCCATTCTACCACCTTCAATAGCTTTACCTAAATCATCATTATCTTGAATAGCTATTTCAACTTCGTAGTTTTTAATTTTGATATCGTGTTGAGCATTCCAAACTTTCTTAGCATAATCACATGCCTTTTCAACTAATTCGAAATTATCATCAACATCATCAAAATCAATGATAACGTGTAAATCATAATCTGAATATTTTTCAGACCAGTTATAATTACACAAAGAACCAGTAAGAACAATATCAACAACATCGGAAGATAATTCAACTTTTTCATAAAAGTCTTGAGCAATTTGTAATAATTGTTCTCTAACTTCATCTTCTAATTTAAAATCATCCCATAGCTTAGGATTCAATTCATCTTTAAGATAAAAAGACTTAATAGGTTCTAAATCTTGTTGATTGAATTCAAAATATTTTACAAGTTTCATACTGTATATATTAAATTCTATAGGCACTTTTTAATTATTCATTATATAACTTTATTGTAATTTTTAATATAATCTGTAAGAAAAAATATAAATAATTATGTCGGAAAAAATAAAGATACTTTTTTTAGCACCTCATTTATCAACAGGAGGAATGCCATCATTTCTATTAAGAAGAATAAAAGCTCTTATGAATAACGAAAACTTTGAACTGTTTGTTGTTGAATATGCTGATATTGGCGGATGGGCATATGTTGTTCAAAAAAATGAAATCAAAAAAATAATTAAGCCGGAAAATTTCTTTACCCTATATGAAGATAAGTCATTATTAATGAATATTATCAAAGATAATAATATAGATATAGTACATGCTGATGAGATTTTAGAAGCTTTTGAACATTCAAATAGAATACCAGATTCTATGTTTAATGACTTATATAACAATGATAGAACTTGGAAAATAGTAGAAACTTGTCATAATGTTTGGTTTAATCCAAATACATCTAAAAGATATAATCCTGATGGATATGCTTTTTGTACACCATGGCATAAATTTAAAACCTTCTCGGAAATGCCATCATATGCTGAAGTTCTACCTTTTCCAATAGAAAATAAAGTACCTACATATTTAGAAAAACTAGAAGCTAAAGCTTTATTAGGAATGGATCCTAATAAAAAACATATTATTAACGTAGGTTTATGGACATCTGGTAAAAATCAAAAAGAAGGAGTTGAAGTAGCAAAGTCTTTAGAAGAATCTAATCCAGAAATTCAATTTCATTTTATTGGAAATCAAGCACCAAATTTTGAAGAATATTGGGGACCAATAATGAGTGACCTACCATCAAATGTAACTGTATGGGATGAGAGATCTGATGTTGAAAATTTCATGAAAGCCGCAGATTTATTTATGTTTAACTCAACTTGGGAGTGTAATCCGTTAGTTCTAAGAGAAGCCGCTTCTTTTGGACTAAAAATATTGTCAAGAAATCTTGAACAATATATGGATATGTTTACACCATACATAACAGAAATAGATGGAGATATAACATCAACTAAATATAAAATAATCTCACTTCTTTCTTCTGAAAATAAATATGTAGTAGAAGATGAGTCTGAATCATTTGAGAATAACTACTCTAATTTCTATAAAAAAATTCACAGAATGCCAGTAATGGAACAATCTGTATTTACTCCCAAACCTGAGATTATTCAAAATTTTATTTTGAATCCTTTTTTAGAAATAAAAGGAGTGAGTGAGAGTAAATTCAAGATTGAATTTTATGATGAAGAAGGAAGATGTCACTATTCAGAAAACTTATCAATAAACCACTGGGTTAAGTTAAATAGAGAATATTTCACGAAATGGAATACCAAAATTTGGGAAGATGGATATTTAATACATGATTATACCTTAGATTTAAAAGGTAAAAGAGTTTATATCTGTTTAGATAGTAGTTCTTTAGGTGATACTTTATCTTGGGTTCCTTATATTAGAGAATTCAAAGATAAACATCAATGCCACTTAATTGTTTCTACTTTTATGAATTATTTATTTAAAGATTCTTACCCAGATATTGAATTTATAGAACCGGGAATGGCAGCAAACAATATTTATGCTATGTATAAAATAGGTTGGTTTTATAAAGATGATAAATTTGATGTATCTAAAAATCCAAATGATTTTAGAAAAGAGCCTTTACAAAAAACAGCCTCTGATATTTTAGGATTAGATTATAAAGAAACTAGACCATTATTAAATATTCCAAAAGTGGAAAAGAAAAAGAAAGTAGGAATTGGTTTACACTCAACTTGTCAAGCAAAATATTGGAACAATCCAACTGGTTGGCAAGAAGTCGTTGATTATTTAACATCTTTAGGATATGAAGTTGTTCTTTATTCAAAGGAAAATGATGGTTATATGGGTAATTTTCATCCAAAAGGTATAACTAAATTTGAAGCAGGTTCTATTGAAAGATTAATCGAAGATATGGCTTCTTGTGAATTCTTTGTTGGCTTAGGATCTGGTTTAAGTTGGTTAGCTTGGGCGTGTGAACTACCAGTTGTCTTAATTTCTGGATTTAGTGAAGAATATAGCGAAACAACATTAGATACTTACCGTGTTATAAATAAGAATGTTTGTACCGGATGTTTCAATAGATACAGATTAAATGCCAGTGATTGGAATTGGTGTCCAGATCATCAAAATACAGAAAGACAATTTGAGTGTACTAAAAGTATTACCTCAAAAATGGTGATTGACAAAATCAATCAAGTTTTATAAATGGATAAACCAATTGTTATAAACGCACTTCATACAGAAGGGTGTTGTGTCCCAAAAGGATGGGGTAAAGAAATTATTATAGAAAACAATGAACTTTACTGCGGTAAGTTACTTTGTTTTAATAAAGGTGCTAAGTTTTCAATGCACTATCATATGATTAAAGATGAAACTTGGTATGTTGATAAAGGTGAATTCTTATATCGTTGGATAGACACTGAAACTGCCGATGTTATAGAACAAAAATTAGTTGAAGGTGATACAGTAAGACAAAGACCTGGTCAACCTCATCAGTTAGAAGCTTTAACCGATGGAGTTATCTTTGAAGTATCAACAACACACTCAGATTCTGATTCATATAGAGTATGGAAAGGCGATTCACAGAAGTAAAAGTTTGGGTTAATGGAACCTTTGATGTTTTACATATAGGTCACATCAAACTATTAGAATTTGCCAGTCAATTTGGTGAGATAAGAGTTGGCATTGACACAGATGATAGAGTTAAACAATTCAAAGGTGAATTAAGACCTATAAATAATATTAATGATAGAATTTATTTTATGAATTCTATTAAATATGTAAATAGTTCTGTTAGTTTCTCAACAGATGAAGAACTTTGTGATAGAATAAAAGAGTGGAATGCTGATATTATCATAGTAGGAAATGATTATAAAGATAAAAAGGTAATAGGCTCTCATTTAGTTAAAGAAGTTATATTCTTTGATAAAATAGATGGTCACTCATCTACAAAAATTATAGAAAATAAATGATTAAGATTTTAGTAATAGGAGAAAAATGTACAGATAGATTTATGTATTGTGATGTTTCTAGATTTAGTCCAGAAGCACCAGTACCTGTTCTAAACCCTATTGAAATAGTTGAAAATGATGGAATGGCTGGTAATGTTGTTAGAAACTTAAAAGCTATGAATAACGATGTTTTAATAGAACATTGGCATCAAGATGAAATTATTACTAAAACTAGATTTGTAGAAAAGAAAAGTAATCATATGTTTTTAAGATTAGATGAAGGTGAATCAAATATATCTAAATTAAATCTTAAATTAAATCTATTATCTGAATATAGTATAGTAATTGTAAGTGATTATGATAAAGGATTTATTAACAATGAGGATTTATTAAAAATAGGTAAAAACTCAAAAATATCTATATTAGATTCAAAAAGAAAACTAAGTAAAGAAATTATAAGCTCTTTTTCATTTGTAAAATTAAATGAAAAAGAATCTTTACAAAACTCTGAGTTATTAGAGTGTAATAATATCTTAATAACTTTAGGTAGTAAAGGAACTAAATTTAATGGTAAAATATATCCTAGTCCAAATCCACAAGAAACTATTGATGTTAGTGGAGCAGGTGATACATTCACCGCTTCTTTTATTCTAAAGTATATAGAAAGCGGTGATATTAAATCATCTATTATTTTTGCCAATAAAATGTCTTCAATAGTTGTTTCAAAGAGAGGCGTAGCAATACCTAATTAAGCTTGTTCTATATAATTCATTATAGAACCAGCAGCATTATTACCATATAACGCTACAGCAAAGTTACCCAACGTATCAATAAATACAGGAGTACCGACACCACCAGCATATCCAACTATTTGATTATCTGATATAGAACTTCCAAGACAGTCTAGACCGTTAGCTAAGTTCCAGACAGTCATCTCAAGCCACATATGCCATGTTAAAGTATTACCACTAAGAGTAGTAATTTGTTGACCACGCGCATAAAAAACATTATTAGACCAAGACATCAACCAGTGTGCTTTCGTACTGTAGCTGTCTGTTATAATATGTCCGCTATTACCAGCAACACCACCACTACTACCACCAGCAGTATCTCCGAAGAAATAATCACTACCGGTGACAATAAACTTAGAATTGTGTAAAAGAACTCTTTGTTTATTCGATCCGTTTCTATACATATTTAAAACCCAGTTTGGATAAGCATATGTTGGGGCCCCCGCAGGAACAGTTCCATAATTAGTCATCCATGTAGTATTAGTAAAATACCAATTAGTAAGTGGTTCTATTGCTCCGCTTGGATTACTACCTTGAACATAACCATTGGTAGCATAAAAGTTCACAGAATCGAGAGCAGTAAATTTACAATTATCAATTTCAAAATCCATCTGACCATGTCTACCAAATACTATATTACAACCAGAATATCCGTTACTTCCTTGAGCATCGCCATAATTCTCAAAATTAATATTATGTAGTTTAATACTCATCTCATCTTGTGAGCCAGTACTCTGACCACCAAGTGATATATCACCATCACCTATATATAACTGAGGTGAAGGAAGTCCAGATGTCTGATTATGAGCGGTAATTATTTTAGCACCACCAAATGGTCCAGTAAAATTACCACCATAACCTTTTGCCGGAGCATCTCCTATAATACTAAACCAACCTGCTTGATACATTCTTATAGAACCATTTGCGGTAATACCTGACGGGAAAGTAATTGTACAACTACCATTTAATTTAATAGTTGTTCCTTCAATATTACCTGTTGCGGTTCCTGTGGATTTTTTAAATACCCAAGGTGCTATTTCTGTATAATCACCCGGAAATACCCAAATGGTCCATCTTCTTTGATTATTTGTAAATAACCAGTTTAATGCTCCTGACACAGTAGCAAACGGTATATCTATTCTACCACCTGTACCAACTGCTGCTGATGCTGCTGCTGTGACATCATTTCCGTTTGGATCCACAAATAAAGTTTTAAGGTAAGAAGCACCACCACCACCAGGGATAGTAACATCAACACCAGTAGCATTAAGTGTAGCCGTAACACCAGCACCTGTGAAATTTAAGAAAGTTGCGGTAGTTGTTATAGAAGAACCTTCATCTTGTATATCAATAGCAGAACCACCACCACTTATACCAGAAGAACCGCTTGATCCCGATGATCCACTTGATCCTGATGTACCTGATGATCCGCGAGTTCCTGATGATCCACTTGATCCTGACGAACCAGATGAACCGCTTGATCCTGATGAGCCTGATGTACCCGATGATCCAGGAGCTCCATTAAATACCCATGAAATTGTGTAAGATCTACCATTAGTTAAAGAACCATTTGCTATAAGAGGTGATACTCTTATATCAATACCATATGATTGAATAGCAGTGGTAGCAACAGTCCAGATACCTATAATGTTTGTAGAGCCAACTTCATATAACTGTAAATAAACAGTGTTACCAGCTGTATGAGCAGTATTTAAAGCTGAAAGCCAATTGGTATAGTTAGTACCATTTATATTAGTCGAACTTATGGAAATCCAACTATTAGATCCTAAAGTACCATTTATAGCAAATTTAGTAACAGTTGGATCGGCTGGAGCAGTAACACCTGAGTTATAAAACCATCTACCAGAGTTGGATCCATCCATACCGGATTGACCGGATGTACCGGATGATCCACTTGATCCTGATGAACCTGAAGTACCACTTGATCCAGCAGCACCATTAACACCTGATGTTCCTGATGATCCACGAGTACCTGATGAGCCTGATGAGCCTGATGAGCCTGATGAGCCACTTGATCCTGAACTACCTGAAGAGCCACTTGATCCTGATGTACCAGATGAACCACCTAAACCTGATGTGCCCGAAGCACCACTAACGCCAGATGAACCACTTGATCCACTTGATCCTGATGATCCACTTGATCCTGATGATCCACTTGATCCTGATGATCCACTTGATCCTGATGAACCTGAAGTACCACTTGATCCAGCAGCACCATTAACACCTGATGTTCCTGATGATCCACGAGTACCTGATGAACCAC